TAGGTAATAATGATCACAGTAGAAGGCTCAAAGCCTAAGATTAATATAACTGCAGAATGGAATGAGCTTTTAAAGGAAGTTTTGCAGTTAAGACCTTTGAAAGAAGAGAATGAAAAGCTAAAAAAAGATATTGTAGATTATGTTCTTGAGAAAGATGATGAGATTGAAAAGCTAAAGAAAGAAAATGTTGAGTTAATAGATAGAGTTAATGAGATTGATAGTGATGTGAATAGAAATTTACAAGATCAGCTCTTTACTCTTAAGAATGACTATGCTGTACTCAAAGCTCAAAAACATCCTATGTACCCTCTTCACTGGATGGGACTCGATCCATTAATTCATGAACAAGCAAAGGATCTTACTATTGAAGAGACTATAGATAAGGTTAGAAAGAAGACATCTTGGGTTGAAGAGCCTGTTGACTGGAAAGGCAACACAATAGAAAAGCCTTGGAAGTGTCCTTGTAATAAATGTAAGGAAGTGAAGAAAGGGACTTCTTGGGAAGAAGCAGCATCTGATTTAGCTTTAAGAGTAGTAAAGCTTGAAAAGCAAATAAAAGAGCTTACACTAATTAAAGTATGCCAAAAGCAACCCTAACATTTGATCTCCCTGAGGAGCAAAGTGAATTTGATATTGCAAATAATGCTGGAAAGTATTATTCTATTCTTTGGGATTTAGATCAGTATCTTAGAAACTTTATCAAATACCCATCAGATCATGAAGATCCAATTTTTACTGATACTATGGCTCGAGTAAGAGAAGATCTTCATAAGTTAATGGAATCTTATCATGTTGATTTTGATATATGAAATTTTATAGATCAGACTTTAGATTAAAGCTAGACTCTTACTATGTAATGGATACAAGATGTAATAAGCTGAGAAAGTTTATTGAATGGCTTTGGTTTAGAATTGAATATTAATATGAAGCCTACTGTTGATTATTCGGTAAAAGAAATCTATAATAAGATACATGAAAAAAGTACTACAACTAACTAACGATGTTTATATTCAGTTTACTAAAGAAGAGCTAAGCTCTATTGGAGCAGGCCCTGGAACTAAATTTGAAACTAAGATACATGATGACGGTTCTATTGAGCTTCGTCCTTATGTTGGAATTGAACTAGATATGGCAGATTGGCCTAAAGAAGTTCTTGAAATGATTATTAAGATGTCTTGTGAAGAAGATATTTCTGCTAACGATGTTATTAATAATCTGTTGAAAGAGTCTTTAGAAAAATATCCAACAGATGAAAATTTAAAACAAGCTAAGGAACTTTTATTAGAAAAGGATTATCTGTATAACGCCAGTATAGATCCTAACTTCACTAACAACGATACTAGTATTTGTAATAGTTAATTTTGTATTTGCCGGTTCCTACAATACTCTCTACAATTAAGGAGTAATGAAAAAACTAGATAAAAAATTCAATAAAAAGGGTTTTACGTATACAGAAATTGTACGTGAAAAAAACAAGGCTATATACAAGCAAAGTAAAACAGGTCAGACTAACGTTTCGTACGAAGTTGTAAAAATCGGCAGTCACAATGGATACGAACTTAATGGTTCAAAAATTGCTGCTGCTGAAACTTATCCAAGTACTTCCCTTTGGGGTGTTCAAGGCTGGACATTTCAAAACCTCGATGAAGCAAAAAAGAAATTTAAAAAGATTTCCTAAATTCTTCTTGCATTCCTAATTTAACTCGCCATAATCAATAACGAAATGAATACACAACTACTTCAAGACTTCGAGTCTAGCACCACAATTGTAAATCAACAAATTAATCAGTATCGCAAGACGCCCGTACATCTTGGTGAGGTACGTAAATCCGGTCAGAGTTTTTACTACGGGCAGACTCCAGTAGCTGAAACCGCTCTTAAAGACCTTCTCAACATTTTCTCAATTAAAGAGAAGCTTGTCGAAGAGATTAAGGATGATAAGGATCAGTGGGAGCCTCTCCAGCACTGCTTGGCTAATATTAAGAAAGATCGTTCCACTATTACAGCTGTTCGTTGTGGAGAAAATAATAGTGGTACAATTGTACGCTTTATTGATTCTGCTATTGAAGAGGAGCGTCCTCTTGAGCTTAATAAAGGTCTTGAGTTGATGCATTCATATCTTGCTGACAAGAGTGACGACATTAAGCTTCAAGGGCTTTATTTTAATCCTCAGACTCTTCAAATTGAGACTCAAATTCGTCATCTTGAAAACAAGATTGATACTTTTGGAGACGGTCAAGATCTTTGGGATTCTGGATTTGGTTTTAATTACGGGGAAGGTAAGACTCAAATTCTTCCTTACTTCCTTCGTTTGATTTGTACAAACGGAATGACAGCAACCCATATGGTTAATCAGCGTTATTTCCAGAGTCGTGAACTTAAGCAGAACTCGTTTACTAAGCTTATTAATAAGGTTCTTGATGAAGATCTTACAGGAACAGTTCGTGCTAATTGCGGACGTCTTAAGAATACGAATGCATCACTTCGTGAGTTCTATAATGCTCGTAACATCCTTATGGGTCGCTCGGCTGAGCTTGCTAAGACTTATTTTGATGATGGAGAGATTAAGGAAGCATATCGTGAGGAAAAGCTTCGTTATAAGAACAAGCGTTGGTTGGCCTCTGCTAACTCTAACGTGAATGCTTACGACTTCTTTAATCGTCTGACCCACTGCACTTCACACGCATCACTTGATGACATTACACGTCTACAGCTCAATCACGGAGCTTCAGAAATCTTCTTCAAGGGACCTGATTTTGCCTATCGTGCACCAGATCCATTTGCAAAAAAGTAATACTGATATAATATAATAATATGTCTGTAAATATTACCGTACACGTTCGTAAAGGAGAGCCTATTGATCGAGCTCTTAAACGCTTAAAGGCTAAAGTTGATAAGGAAGGCATCATCGATGATGTTCGCCGGAAGCGATCCTTTGAAACAGCTGCACAAGTTCAAAAACGTAAGGCTAAGAAGCTTACTAAAGCTTGGAAATTTATGAAAGCTGAAGCTCGGGCAAACCGAGAGCGCAGTAATTGATAATGCGAACTTATATTAGTTGGAATCAAGTACACGAAGATATTGATGTACTTGCAAGTAATATAAAAAACGTTGATGCTATAATTGGGGTAGGCAGAGGTGGTCTTATTCCTGCTACCCTTCTTAGCTATAAACTAGGTGTTAAGGTTATTAATAATTTTCAATTACAATCTTACGATGATAGAGATATTCCAGAAGCGTTTAAATTGTGGCAAGTACCTGAAGAGCATTTTGTAAAAACATTTTCAGGTAATGCTACTATTTTAATTGTTGACGATCTTGCCGATAAGGGTAAGACATTAGATTTTATTAAGCGTTATTTTACTCATAAAAAGGTCAATCTACGGTTTGCTACTCTTTATATCAAGACAGGTACATCTTTTGTTCCAAACTTGTATGTCCGTGAGTATAGTACCGAGGAATGGTTAGTATTTCCATGGGAGAACGATAATGGCTCTTGCAATATGGACGATAATCAGCTATATTTTAATTATTAAGATGACTAATCACAGTATTATAATAGCTGAACGAATATGACTTCTTTACACTGGGTTAGTGTAAATGGAAGCACCGACAGCCTTATAAACTGTGTTCGCCAGATTAGCGACGAGCGTGGGTTCGATTCCCACACCCAGTACCAATTTTAAAAAATATGTCAACAATAAGAATACCAGTACCACTTCGTAAACTTGTAGGAGGAAGCGAGGAGATAAAGTCTTTTGGTAAAACACTTGATGAGTGTTTACAGCTTCTTTGTCTTTCGTATCCTGATATTCAGGAAAGAATTTTTGATGAAAACGGCGATGTTCGTAGATTTATTAATATTTTTGTAAATGATGAAGACATTCGTTTTCTTCAAAATAAAGAAACTCCCATTCAAGCCACTGACATTATTTCCATTGTGCCAGCCATAGCAGGAGGCTAATTTATGATCCCAAATAGCTCAACGGTAGAGCAGCGCACTGTTAATGCGCATGTTGTTGGTTCGAATCCAGCTTTGGGAGCCACTCAACCAGTGCGCCAGCTCCGGGGACAGAAGTCTTGCGTCAACTTTTAGTTCCCGGAGTATACTGTAATGATTAAACTAAACTGCATTAGAATCTTTATTCAAAATTATTTTGTAATTATTTTGCTTATTCTCTTGCTTACTTCAGGAGTATTATATACTATATTTTAACAATAACGCCCTTGTAGCTCAATGGTCAGAGCAGTCGGCTCATAACTGATTGGTTGGGGGTTCAAATCCCTCCGGGGGCACTAATAAAAAAATTATGGAAGAAACAATAACATCAACTGAAGCAAAAGTATTTCAACTCTGTATTGATTTGGAAGAAATGAAAACACGTAAAAAAGCATCTGCAAAGAGCTTTAATGAAGAAATTAAAAGAATACAATCTGAGATTAAAGATCTGATTGATCCTCCTGAAGAAGAGCTTCCCTAACAATATGCCTGTGTAGTCCAACGGCAGAGACAGAGGACTTAAAATCCTTCCAGTGTCGGTTCGAATCCGACCACAGGTACCAATTTAAACAAATGAAACAACATTCTGATTACGCATTTTATATAAAATTTAAAGGTCACGAATTTGTCTGCAGTGTAGAAGGTACAAACGTATCTATCGAAAGTAAAGGTATTATAGAAGAAACAGAATACGAAGTTCTTCGTAACTATCTTGAAGACGAGGGCTTTATACAAGAAATTGATCGTCAAAAAGGCATTTTAAATCTTTTTAAAAAGCACTCGTAGCTCAGTGGATAGAGCAGGGGTTTTCTAAACCCTTGGTCGCAGGTTCGATCCCTGCCGGGTGTACCACAAATTTTTGGAGTTGTAGCTCAATTGGTCAGAGCACCGCCCTGTCACGGCGGGGGTTGCGGGTTCGAGCCCCGTCAACTCCGGAAGAGGAATCGTAGCTCAATGGTAGAGCAGTAGACTTTTAATCTATTGGTTGTGGGTTCGAGTCCCACCGGTTCCACTTTTACAGTAGCAACTATTTAAACACAATTATAAATAGATAAAAATATGAACAAAATTTTTGTACAAATAGCAGCTTATAGAGATCCTGAATTACTTCCAACGTTAAAGGACATGTTAGCAAACGCTAAGTATCCTGACAATTTAGTAATATGTATTTGTAATCAATACGATGATAAAAAGGCATTAAACAAATATCGTAAAGATCCAAGATTTAAGATAATTGATGTACCTTTTAAGGATAGTAAGGGAGCCTGTTGGGCTAGAAGTTTAATTCAGCAAAAGTATAATGGAGAAAAATATACTCTACAGTTAGATAGTCATCATAGATTTACAAAAAATTGGGATGCTGAGCTTATTAAGATGATAAAGGATTTACAGAAGAAGGGTCACAAAAAACCTTTACTCACTGGTTATATACCAAGTTATAACCCTGAAAACGATCCTGCTGAAAGAATACATGTACCTTGGAAGATGACCTTTGATCGGTTTATACCTGAAGGTGCTGTTTTTTTCTTACCAGCGTCGATAGACAATTTTAAAGAACTTAAATCTCCAATTCCTTCAAGATTCTATTCAGCCCATTTTTGTTTTACACTTGGACAATTTTGTAAGGAAGTACCTCATGATCCTGATTATTACTTTCATGGTGAAGAAATTTCTATAGCTGTACGAGCATTTACTAACGGTTACGACCTATTTCATCCTCATAAGGTTATTGCCTGGCATGAGTATACTAGAAAAGGAAGAACAAAGCAGTGGGATGACGACAAGGAGTGGGGTGCAAGAAATGCTTTTTGTCATTTAAAAAATAGAAAGTTATTTGGAATGGATGGTGAAGTAAGAGATACTAGCTTTGGAGTGTACGGATTCGGTAAAGTAAGAACCTTGGAGGATTATGAAGCGTATGCTGGATTATCCTTTAAAAAGAGGTCAGTACAACAATATACCCTTTCACATGAACTTCCTCCTAATCCGAGATATGTAAATAAAAAGGCATACGAGGAATCGTTTTTAAGTATATTTAAACATTGTATAGATGTTGGATATGATAGTGTACCAGAAAAAGATTACGACTTCTGGGTTGTTGCCTTTCATGATAAAGATAATAAAGATCTTTATCGAAAAGACGCTAATGAAGAGGAGATTCAACAATACTTTAGAGATCCTGATGGGTATTGTAAGGTGTGGAGAGAGTTTCAGTGTGCTGAAATACCTCATCACTGGGTTGTTTGGCCGCATTCAAGATCTAAGGGCTGGTGCGAACGCCTGACAGGTGAGATAACACCTAATCACGTTAGTTAACATGTCAGACTTGAATCTTATATGGCAAACATGTGACGGGGATCAAACTAATTTTGAATACGAGTATACTACAGAAGTTTTGTTTAAAAATTTTAAACAAAATAAAATTTTTGATAATAACACTTACAATACCGTATTAGATAATTCGGTAATTATTTACTCTAATAACTCAGGAGGTATTTCTGATGAATTTAACAGCTATCTAGATAAGTTTGTTAAAAACAACTATACATTTTACCTTTTACATTTTTCTAACGAAGATTTAAATCATAATTGTAATTATTATTCTAAAGCTAAACACGTTTTTAGAAATTATTATGACTCTAATATTGTTAATACTAATGTAACATTTGTACCCCTAGGGGTTAAGAGTGGGTTTATTAATAAAGCTAATGACTATAGTGAGTCAAAAACAAAAACATATAATGCATCTTTTATAGGTCAACCTAAATCTGATAGAAACGATTTGATAGAACAACTTGAAAAGATGAATAATGTTTTTATACATAAAACTTCTAACTGGAATTGTTCTACTTCACTTTCTCAACAAGAATGTATTGACATATATAGAAAGACTAAATTTGTACCATGCCCTATGGGGTGGTGTCATCCTGATTCTTTTAGATTAATGGAGTGTTTAGAGTGGGGTGCTATACCTATTTTAAAAAATTATAATCAGCTAGATTACATAAAGAAAGTTTGGGGAGATACGCCTCTACCGGTTGTTGAGTCTTGGAATGAAGTTTCTAAATATAGTAGTATTAATGATTTTGATTATAATGTGTTACAAAACAGGGTAATTGATTGGTACATTAATTTTAAAAGACAACTATCATTAAATGTATTAAATACCATCGATGAATCTTAATGACCTAGCTAATAACGTAGGAACAGATAAAGGAGATAAACATTTTGAACAACATTCATATGCAAATGTGTACGAGTTTTTTTTTGAAAAATATAAAAAACAAAAAATAAAAATGCTTGAAATCGGGGTATATGATCCTAGATTTCCTGGAGCTTCTGTAAAACTTTGGACTACATATTTTAATGATTTAACTTTAATAGGTTTAGATATAAACCCTGAAGCTAAAATTTTAGAAACAGATAATATAAAAATATTTGTTGGAGATCAAAGTAATGTAGATAGTTTAAATGAATGTATAAATGAATATGGAGGGGAGTATGATGTTATTATAGACGACGGAGCTCATATACATTCCCATCACGTAACCAGTTTTGTAACACTCTGTCCGTATCTTAAAAAAGGGGGATATTATATTATTGAAGATTTACACGCGTTTGATTGTTTTCAAACAAAACAATGGTTTAAGGAAAAAAATATACCGTTTTTATTATATTGTAATGAAAAACTTTTGATATATGAAAAATAATTTTGATATAGGTATAACAACGTTTTCGTTAAGATTTAATTTTATTGAGTCTTTAATAAAACAAATACGGAACTTAAACATTGAAAATAATATAGTTTTATGTATTAACGGAGAAAAGGATGGATTATTTGATGAAGAATATAGAAAAAAAATATTAAATCTTTGTAGTAATAATAAGAATGTTTATCCTATTTTTTTTATCGAAACAAGAGGTTTATCAAAGATGTGGAATACCCTATTGGTGCATTCATCTAAAAATGATATGTTAATATTGAATGATGATATATCAATTACTAGTAATAATATATTTGAGGTAACATCAGCTCATGTTGAAGCGCAAGAATATTTCGGTTTAACAAAAATAAATGATACTTTTTCATTTTTTATTGCAAATCGTAATTTTATAGATAGTTTGGGCTATTTTGATGAAAGGTTAATCGGTTTTGGAGAAGAGGACGGTGATATAATGCACCGTTTAAAGAGCGATAAGGGTAAAGATATCTACCGGTTAAATGTTAGTGGTGTTGAAAATATAGTTTCAGACATAAGACATCAGTATGTTAAACCGGGTATTGGAAAGTATTCTTTGTTTAATAGAAATTATATGTTTAAACAAAAATATAAATGTGATGGTGATATTTACTTCTTTCCAGAAGGTATAAAATGTATTAAAGTTATGGAAGACATACAACTATACCCTTATGAAAGGTTTTTTCATACAAATAAACATTTACTATGATTCATTTTATAACACCGTTATATAGGTATAATAACATTCCTATTGTTTATTCGACAATAAAGCATCAATTAGAGGATTTTCAATGGCATTTAATTGAAGGTAGTAAAAAAATAGGGGATACGAATATATCGTTTTTATTTGATGATAAAAGAATAAAATATTATAAAATTGAAACACAATTTGCATGGGGACATGAACAAAGAAATTACTTTATAACAGATATAAAAGCGGATGATGAGGATTGGTGCTATTTTTTAGATGATGATAATATCGTTACTCCGGATTTAGTAGAAGTTTATAATGAAGAAAAACAAAATGATACTGATTTTATTTTATTCTCTCAAAAAAAGGGATTAACAAATATAATACGTTTATACGGAACAGAAAATAAATTATCAAATGGAAATTGTGATATTGGTTCTTTTTTAATAAAATATAAAGTTTTAAAAAATAATGTAATTACATATATAAATACGAGAAGTGCTGATGGTCGTATGGCTGATGATTTGAAAAAAACAGTGTGTAAGTACAACTATAAATACTTTATTGATAAATATGTAACATATAATGCGTTGTCATTAGAAATTACATAATTATGATTAAAATAAAATTAGAGTGTTGGTGGTGTAATACCGAATTTATTAATTTGCGCCTAATTAGACAGTTTGTAAATAATATTGATATAGAAAAATATCAGTTTGTTACCGAAAAACCTGATTTTACTATAGTTTTTGGTAAAACAGATTGGGAAAAAATTGAAACTGTAAAAGAAAAAACGTTTTATATTTCTCAAGAACCTTTATGGTCTCCTAATCAACCACGAAACGATATTCATCATTACTGTTCTAAAATTTTAATATCGGATAAAAGAAATTATCCTGATAGAGATGAATATATTGAAACGTTAATACCTATGTTTTATGCAGGTCGAGGTGAAAATGATCATAGAGAAGAGTGGGACTGGTCTTTAAAAATAAAAGATAAGTCTTATACAAAAACAAAATTAATATCTATGATTGTTAAAAAAGATGCAAATATGCATTACGGTCATTTATCAAATCCAGAAACTTCAGAAATAATTTATAATACAAGAACATTTCTAGGTATTGATTTAGCTAAAAATACTGAAATTGATATATATGGTAATTTTTGGGAAAAAAATAATAAAAATATTAAGGGGGAAATTTGGAATAAACATATAGGTTTAGATGATTATAGATTTTCAATTTGCTGTGAGAACACTATACAAAAAAATTATATAAGTGAAAAATTTTGGGATGCTGTAATAACAGAAACAATACCGATTTATCTAGGTTGCTCCAACATTGATAAATTGATTTCCCCGGATTCTTACATAAATTTATACGGACTTGATATGAAACAAATGACTGATAAAATTTATGATGTTGTTTCTAATTGGGAGGACTACTATTATACGTATTATAAAAACATTATAAATCTTAAAAATGATTTTTTTAAAAATGCAAAATACAATGTTTGGGAAAAAATAAAGGAACTTATTGAATAAATGACGACTATATCTCTAAATATGAAATTTTGGGATGATGGGCAGCGTGATTCTACTCGAGTTAGGAATGTAAATTTTACGTGGAAAGAATTAAAAAAATTATCTTTGTTTTTAACAAATCAAAATGTTAAAATTAATACCACTTTGTACGATTTTTCTGTTAAAAAAATAATACCTGATTCAAAACATGTAGCTTACCCTTTAGGTGTTTATAAAAAAGCGGAAAAAACAAATATTATTTTAAAAGATCAAAAAGTTTATGATTTTTTTATGATGATTGACTGTGATGCTTTTTTTTATAAAAACGACTATAATAATCTCTTAAGTTTAATTACAAATTTAAATAAAGGAGATGTTTGTACATTTGATTTGGCTAAATTAGAAAGTGATATTAGTAAAACTATTGATGAAGATAATTTTGATATAAACAATATAGAGTGGTCATATGCTTATGCAGGAGATAAAAAGAATGGTCCTTTGCATCATCATTCTGGAGGTTTAGGAGGGGTATATATTTGTGATACTGACTTACTTTTAAAATTAGGAGGATTTGATGAAAAGTATGAAGGCTGGGGAGGAGAAGATGGAGATATGTTTGGTAGAATTTGGGCTTCTAATATAGAACATACCTTTAAACCTGTTAGAAATTTTGCACCTTTTCATCTTCCACATTTTTCTGATTGGGGAAACGAAAATTATGCAAAAAGATTTGTAGAAAAATGAAAACAAAATTTGTAACAGCAATTTATAGTAATTTAGCCGGAACGATATTCGGTGGTAGATCTAGCCGTGGAGGTCATTATAAATTTAGTTTAATATCCTTACTTAGAATGACAAATGCGGATTTTGTTTGTTATACAAGTGAGGAAGAGTATGAAGATTTATGTAATTTTTTTTATAAAGAGTACGAAATTAATAGAAATAGATTAGCAATAAAGATGTTTAATCTAGCAGATCATTATTTTTTTAATGTTTTTAAAACATATAAAAATTATGAAGAGTCTAAATTATCTGATAGATGTACAGAAATACAATATATGAAATTTATTTGGTGCTTACAAGAGCTTCAAAATTATGACTATTGTTATTGGATAGATGCTGGGTTATCTCATTGCGGTTTAATACCTAGTAAATATTTAGCTACAACTGGAAAACATAACAGTCAATATTATGACAGCACGATGTTTAATAATACAATGTTAGATAACTTAATAACGTTTTCTGAAGATAAGTTTGTTTTAATAGGAAAAGATAATGTAAGAAACTATTGGTCAGGTACTGTTAATCCGGAATTATTTAACAAATATGATAGTAGTATTCATATTATAGGGGGTATGTTTGGCGGTAAAACAAATTTGTGGACCTTTATTGTCGAAAAATTTAAAGAGTATGTTTATATTGTATGCGACCTTGATAAAAGAATTTATCATGAAGAAGATATAATGACACTTATGTTTAGAAACCATGAAGAAAAATTTAAGTTATTACACTTTGATACTTGGTGGCATGAAGATGAACGAGTGCCTGGTTTGGATATTATTGAACATACAAAAAACAATAAAAGTTTTTATAAAATATTAGAGGAATTAAACGGTATATATGAGTAATAAAATAACAATTGTAACAGGTCTTTGGAATATAGGTAGAGACACTTTGCAAGAAGGTTGGTCAAGATCGTATCAGCATTATTTAAATAAGTTTGAAGAACTTTTAAAAATAGATGTTAATTTAATTATTTTCGGTGATGCTGAGCTTGAAAAGTTTGTTTTTGAAAGAAGACAACTTCATAATACTCAATTTATTAATAGAAATTTAGAGTGGTTTAAGAATAATGATTACTATCAAAAAATACAAGATATAAGAAATACTTCTAGTTGGGTAGAGCAGGCAGGGTGGTTAGTTGATTCTACTCAAGCAAGACTTGAGATGTATAACCCTCTAGTTATGTCTAAAATGTTTCTTCTAAATGATGCTAGATTAATGGATGCATTTAATTCTGAATATATGTTTTGGTTAGATGCAGGTATAACGAATACAGTACATCCTGGCTATTTTACTCACGATAATGTTTTAGAAAAAATAGAAAAATATATAAAAAAGTTTTCTTTTATTTGTTTCCCGTACGAAGCAAACAACGAGATACACGGTTTTAATTACGAAAAAATAAATGAAATAGCGGGTACAAAAATAGAAAGAGTGGCTAGAGGAGGCTTTTTTGGAGGTCCAAAAAATACTATACAAGATATAAATTCTATATATTACGATCTGTTAACAACAACATTAGGTAATTCCCTTATGGGTACTGAAGAATCTCTTTTTAGTATAATGTGTTATAAATTTTCTAGTATTATTAATTATTTTGAAATCGAATCTAACGGGTTAATAGGTACATTTTTTGAAAACTTAAAAAACGACAATTTAAAAATAGAATTTGTACAAGACACAATCATAGAAGGTTTTGATATTAATAAGGTAGGTCTTTATGTTATAACATATAATAGCCCTAAACAGTTTGAAACATTAATAGAATCAATGTTAGCGTATGATACTAACTATATTAGTAAAACACAAAAGTTTTTATTAGATAATTCAAGTGATGAAACAACTTTTGAAAAGTATAGTTCTTTATGTAAACAGTACAATTTTGAACATATAAAGAAAGATAATTTAGGTATTTGTGGAGGTAGACAATTTATAGCAGAACATTTTGATAAAACAGGTCTTGATTTTATGTTATTTTTTGAAGATGATATGTTTTTTTATACAGGGCAAGATAAGACCTGCTCTAACGGATTTATAAGAAAAATAGCTGATTTATATACAAATACTTTAAAAATTGTAAAACAGGAAAAACTCGATTTTATCAAGTTAAACTTTACTGAGTTTTACGGGGATAATAGTACTCAATGGGCCTGGTATAACGTACCGCAAGTTATTAGAGAGGCTCAATGGCCAAATAATAAGAGATTGCCTGAGCTTGGACTTGATCCTAATGCACCGAAGACTCTTTTTAAAGAGATTAAAAGCTATGAAAGAATTCCTTACGCTTTAGGAGAAGTTTATTATTGCAACTGGCCGCAAGTTGTAACTAAAATTGGTAATAGAAAAATGTTTCTTGAAACTACCTGGGCTCATCCTTTTGAGCAAACCTGGATGTCTTACATATATCAAAAAACTATAAGCAAGGAAATAACAAGCGGTATTTTATTAGCTACTCCTACTAGTCACAATAGATTCGAGCATTACAAATCTGAAGAACGTAAAGAAAGTTAGCAATATATCAAAGCAAAATTAGGTTATAGAATAAATATAACTCGAACCCATATTGCTATAACCTCGATGTCCATTTTACGTTCCATCTTTATAGCATACAATAAAATTGTAAATACAAAACCTAGTTGCCCTGTTCATGTGAATAAGTGCCATTGCCCTAAGAAGAGGCATCACCCTAGTAGCTTTCTACTAAGGAACTGCAAAGATAGGATAAAGTAAAAACGCTATTACTTAGCGGTCTTACGGGAATTCTTTTCTTCCTGAATGCGCTTACGCTCTTCTCTACCGTACTTGATAATTTCCTGAAGAGCCTTGCGAGCACGAGCTCCTGCTGCATTATTGCCGTTATAAAACTTTTCTGCCTCAGTGGCAAAGCTGTTAACGAGTTCTGTTAATGTTGTAGATGTGTTTGGCATAGTAAATTATTTAGATAAACATAAATAATATATCAACTAAAATATTTTTTATAAAAACACTTGTAAAATATATATGTTAATATATTATCAAAAGCGATGAGTAACAATGAAGCCGATAATATTTTTTCTAAAAAAGAATTAAAAGAAGCTATTCAGCTTTCTCTAAAATATTTGATAGAAGAAGGTGTAGTTTTAAAAGAAGGTAAAAAGTATAGATTAAAGACAAAAAAAGAAATAAAGAAAGAGTTAAATGATATTTTATCGGGTGTTAACTAAATGAATGATATAACAAGTTTTATCTATAAAGAGTCAGATGATAGTGATGTTTTTTATGCTGACTTTGAAAATTACGAGACAGGTACTGTAAACACTCAGGGATACGAAGATGGTGATATGGTTCTCTGGAGTTGGGATAGTAAAAAGTACCGAGGGGTTTTACGGGTACAGGGTAATATAGTTGATGGTTTGTTTTTACTTACAAACGTAAAAGAAAGAGATTAAAACCAAAACACTGCAGCATTATCTAAACCGGGTGGTTTTTGCGGTATTGTTTTCAGGTCATCAGTATTGACAATACCCTTCAATTCAAAATTTTTATAGCCAAGATATTTTATATGTTGTTCGTTTTCTCGAATAGAAAGACAACTGGTGATAAAGAAAGTTGATATAATACAAATATACTTTAACATCATATGTAATAATAAAATATTATGTACGAAAAACCAGCATTAAATTACGACGATGTTTATTTAATTCCAAATTATTCTGAATTAGAATCTCGTTCTCAGGCAGATACAACGGTTACCTTAGGTTACCGCAATTTTAAACTACCTATTATGCCTTCAAATATGGAAACGGTTATTGATAGCAAATGGGCTCAATGGATGTCAGAAAACAATTTTTTTTATGTTATGCATCGTTTTAATAGTGTAACAGTTCCTTTTGTACAAAGGGCAAATGATGAAAATTGGAATACAATTAGTATCTCTGTTGGTGTTAACGAAGATAGTTATAATGAATTAAAAGAAATACAAGAAAAAGATTTAAAAGTTGATTACATTACAATTGATATTGCCCACGGTCATCATTCTAAAATAAAAGAAATGATATCCTTTATTCGAGAGCTTTTACCAGAAGTTTTTATTATCGCTGGAAACATTACAACACCTGATGCTGTAAAGGATTTACAGAATTGGGGCGCTAACGCTATAAAAGTTGGCATAGGTCCTGGAAGAGCTTGTACAACAAGACTTCAAACCGGTTTTCATACTCCTATGTTTACAGCAGTAAGATGGTGTACGGAAACTGCTAGGGTCCCCCTTATAGCAGATGGAGGAGTAAAGTATTACGGGGATATTGCTAAGGCTTTAGTAGCTGGAGCTCATATGGTAATGTCTGGTGCTTTATTTGCTTCTTGCAGTGATTCTCCAGCTCCTACGGTTAACGGTAGAAAAGTTTATTATGGTTCAGCTAGTTTTGCTGCTAAGAAAGAAAATAAACACGTAGAAGGTACTCTTTTAGAACTTGAGCAGAGTATGACATTAGAAGAAAAATTAAAAGAAATTAAACAAGCTTTGCAAAGCTCCATTAGTTATGCTGGCGGTACAACGCTTTCTAGCTTAAAATATGTAAATCATGTCACGCTCAAATAAAAAAACAAGTTATAAGCCTCATGTTCTACCTGTAGGGGCTAAGTACTACGAAGCATCTCAAAGTCAAAATCACTTCCCGGTAGGAGTTTATTTTACTAATAAATATGGAACAGCTCCCTGTACCTTTGATACAGATAGAGAGGTATCAAAAGATATAGTTCCTTTTCTTGCTAAAAACGGAGAGTTAATATTTGAACATACTCATATGCCTTCGGTTAATTCTGCAGCAAGTGCCGTATACGATACAGGTAATTACTGGGATGAGTCTGAAACTACAGAAACAAAAGTTTTTGCATATAGAGAAACTATTATTCATTTAAGAACGGTTTCGTCTCGTAGAGTTAAAAAAGAAGAAAGTCATTATAGTATTTGTATATCTTATAAGCCTGGAGAGCCTTCTTATATAGAAGATTTTGAAAAGTTCTTTATTAAAGAAGAAGTTAAAAATGTTATTTTTACTATTATAAAGGATGAACACGGCGGTATTCGCTTTGATCCTTTTGAAGTATCAATACCTGAAAATTATGACATAAAAGAATGTTATGAGCCAGAATTTGAAAAAGTTCACAATCAGTTAATTGAAAGTCTTAATAAGAATGAGTCTGGTTTATATCTTTTTCACGGAGATCCCGGTACTGGTAAAACAACATATATAAAGTATCTATCGTCTTTACTGAAGAGAGATATGATCTATGTACCGACAAGTTTTGTTGATTTTATTGCCGATCCGTCTTTTTTACCTGCTTTACTTCATAAAAAACAATCAATACTGATTATTGAAGATGCAGAGAAAGCACTACTTGCAAGAGAGCCTGGTGATTCCTCTTCTGTAGTTTCTACCATTTTAAATATTACTGATGGTATTATGGCGAACGTGTTTAACATTGCTGTTATCGCTACCTACAACTCCTCTCGTCAATCCGTTGATAAAGCACTTCTTCGTAGAGGTAGACTCAAGGGAGAATATAGGTTTGATAAGCTAAAAGTAGAGACAGCTCAAAAGATTGTCGATAAAATTAAACCTGGACACGAGGTTGAAGAACCTATGACTATAGCCGATATCTATAACTTAAATTCTACTGAAATATTAAATTCAAAAGACCTAGTTGAAGAAAAAAGGATGGGTTTCCGTTAAAAACTAGTTGCAATCATATTCTATTATAGTAATATTAAAAGCGATATGAATACCAACATCACAACACGCACAATTAGCGAGATCGCTAATTTCGACATCCCTGCAACTGCTCCTCGTAACCTCAAGGAGTCTATTGTTGCTAACTACATCGATAACACCAAGTACGAGTTCATTGGTTTTGTTGATCGCTCCAACACCGCTCTCCTTCGTGAGCGTTTCTATAACGTCCGTGATACCATGGGCCGTTTTAGCCGTGTAAAGGGAGTTCGTCGTTAATTAACAAACGTTAATTGTATCAAAGATTACGGCCGATTTAATAGATCGGTCGTTTTCTTTTTTAGTCGTTAAGTATGTTATCAACAATAGAATCAAAAGATTCTTTCTTAAGAAAGTCTTTAATAGTTTCTTTAGACATTTCTTTAGATGCTTTTTTAGCAGCACCTGTAACATTCTTTTGACCCTTCTTAGCGCTCATAACAGCACCAAAGAACTTGCGTTGTTTTTCTGATTTAGCTGGCATATAATTTATTTATTAATAAACTCTATACAAACAATGAAAGCAGTTAAAAAGAAAATTACCAAAACAAAAGTAAAAGCTGTTAAAAAGTTACCTGTAAAGGTTAAACCGAAAAAAGTAAAAGCGGTTAAGCCTCCTCGTGTACCTTTAGTAACTTGTATCTTAACCGGTCAAACCTTTAAAATTCGTAATGCAAGGCTTGAGAAAGAAGCCTTTAAATTAAAAATACCTACTACAGCACAGTATGTAATGTACTATGTATGTAAGGAAGCACGAATTCTTCTTAAAGAGGGTTACACCGAATCTCAAATTAGAGCGAAATATAACTGCAAAGATAAAACTGATTTACCTATTGTAATTTTAAAGTGTTACGCAAAGAAGATTAAAAACAGAGCAGCTATCATAAAGAGAGAAAAGCGCAAAGCACTTAATGAATATATTAATAACCCTGATCCTAAGGCTAGGTACATGCTTAAGCCAAAGACGGAGAGTAAATTTCTAGATATGACAAACCCCGATCACGTAAAGTCCCTAACAGAGTTTTCTTGTGCCCGGCCTCATATATATCTAGATAACGGTAGAAATTGTAACGGTTGTAATATCTATAAGCATTGTTGCTGTCCTATAAGGAGATTAAAGTAATGCTTAATAAACTAAAAGAATTAACAGTTTTTAACAGCATAACGTTTTTAAGTTCAACGCACAAATATTTAATTGATAATAAACCTGGTGCCCCTCTTTCTGTTACTGGTTTACTCGGTCTTTATAAGGAAAAGTTTGATAAAGAAAAATGGTCTGCCATTACTGCTAAAAAACAAGGTACTACACCAGATGTTATTCAAAGTATTTGGGCATTGAATAATGTTTATTCAACTACAAGAGGTACAATACTTCACAATTATATTGAAAATTTTTATAATAATAAAGTAGTTCAGTATAATAAAGAACAAGTAGAGAAGGAGTTAGGTCCTGAAGAACATATAAGATTAAGAGAAGAAATTTTAATTCTCATTAAACAGTTTAACAATTTTTATAAGGATCATTCTTATATTTTACCAGTAAAGAGTGAATTTCCTGTTGGAGATATTTCTGGTTCTAAGATATGTGGAATGCTAGATATGCTTGCGTTTAATACAAAAGATAATACGTTTGAAATTTACGATTATAAAACTAATAAGGATATAAAGCAAACAAATAACTTTAAAAAATATATGCTTCCTCCTTTGGAGCATTTGCATGAGTGTGAATACAATACATATGCCTTACAGTTGAGTATTTACAAATATTTTATTGAGAAATACTCTACAATTGAAATTAGTAAATTAACAATAATCTGGTTCAATCAAAAAAACGATAACTATCAGCTTATTGAGTTACCCTATCTAAGAGAAGAGGTAGAGTTAATTTTAAACGACTTTTTAGTCAATAAACTTGATAAGCTTGAAGTAAAAAAACAAGCTACCGATGTATAATATCGGTATATAAAGAAAATAACCGAATAAAGTACCTAATACAATACACAGCCACGCTGATAAACATATTGGACAGGTTACTAGTTTAAGTAAGAACACGTTTAATCTATTTTTTACACTATTCTTATATGTTATAAATAAAAACTGTGGGAAGCTTAAAGAATCGGTAAATTCAAAGCTTTTGACAATGCTAGTAAACACATTAAAAAGCTTACAATAATCAATAAAAGCATTAGTTTTAAACCATGTTAAAAGAATACTTGTAATTAAACATAATAAACTAAAGAAATACAACATATTCACATAAATATATTATAACAATATTGTATGAAATTCGACACTCTTTTTACTCAAGTTTTTTTAACCGAAGCTGATGATTATATGACACCTCCTAATGAGGGAGAAGCAGCTGATATAAATGTACACAACGATACTAACGTTGAACCTGCTGCAGATGTAACCGATGGTGTACCAACCCCTGATAATTATGATGTAGAACCTAATCCGGTAGGTTCCCCTGGCGGTGACGCCAGTTCTTTAAAGGCTCAAATATCAAAGCTTGATGAATTTGCTGATGCCCTTAACGGTGTTGACAGCGAGTCTCTTCAAAAGCTTGTGAATGATATGGATCGTCCTGGTAGCTTATTTCAAGGTATTTCCAGAGAAACAAGCCCGGAAATTATCCGTATAGCAAGTCAAGTTGCTGAACTTTCAGAGATTATAAAAGGTTTTGTTATTAATTCTGCTAAGCGTTCAAGAGATATAGCAGCCGGTGGTTCTGGTAATCAGCGATAAAGAGTATATAATATAGGGGTGGAAGGACTACCTCAAGATTATATAATTCAAAACATATATAGTTATTGTAAGAGACCGATATATAAAAAATATCAAAACTCTTATAATGCTGAATGCTGTATATGTCACGAAGGTAGTTCTGCAGGTAGTAAGAGAAGATTATTTTACTTTACCTCTGAAAGATATTTTTACTGTTTTAACTGCAGTAGATCGTGGAATGAAATAAACTGGTTACAAGAGGTAACTGGTAAGTCCTATCATGAGGTATTACGAGACTCTAGAGCATTTGACGGGGCTGTTAACCTAGTAACTGTGCTATCAAGTATGGAGGATAAAAAAGAATTTAAGGTTCCTTCAATACCAGAAGATAGTGTTGACTTGTTTGATAGTAATCAGTGTGATTATTATAAAGGGGCTAGTCAATATAAGTTTATACAACAAGCTTTAGATTATTGTAATAAACGAAAGTTGTTTACTGCAGTAAATAGACCTTCTTCTTTATATATTTCATTTTCTGATTACGTACATAAGAATAGACTTATTATACCTTTTTACTCTCAAGATAATAAAATTGAATCCTATCAAAGTAGAAGCTTAACAGGGGATTCATATCCAAAATATCTTACAAAGTTTGGTGATAAATGTTTATACGGAGAAAATAATATAGATTTATCTATACCTTATATATTTGTATTTGAAGGACCTATTGATGCTATGTTTGTAAGAAACGGAGTAGCGATTGGTGGCTCTACACTAACAGAAAAACAAGAGACGTTTTTAAATAAATGCTTCGGACAAGAAATTATTTACGTTTACGATAACGATAAAGATAATAAAGAAATGGATAAGAAGATTAGAACTCTTATAGATAGAGGTAAGAAACTCTTTGTATGGCCCAAGGAGTTGCGTAAATATAAAGATATAAATGAAATATGCTGTCAGCTAGATATAAACGAATTTCCGTATAAGTTTATTATTGATAATTCATTTAGCGGTATTGAAGCTAAATTAAAGTTTAAAGCGAACTAACGCAAAAATTTACTGCTTTAAGAAACTTTTCTTTGTAATTTCTAATTGGCTGAGGAGCTTCAGTTTCGTTTTCTTCTAATGTCTGAAGACGTGCAAACTCTTTATTAAGAGCTTCATGAAACTCTTCACTAAACTTAATTTGCTTAGGGTAACGAACTCTTGTAATGAGCTTCATTGTAGCGGGATAAAATCCTTCTAAAATTGTATCAAACTTTGTACACATATTAAAATTTACTTAATGCTCCACTTGCTCCTTCAAGACCTTTCAATAGTCCCGACCCTACATTTAGTAATCCTTTACCGACGGTAGCCCATTTAGAGGGTATTTCACCTACACTCGCTCTAACCGTTGTACATAAAACAGTAAACTCTTGCCATATACGTGGAGCTTTATCAGGAGCACTTAATTCATATACTGTTTTTATAGGTGTAATTGGCGTTGCCGGGGTAGTAGAGGTAGCCGGAGCTGCTGGTGTTGGAGGAGCCCATGGATTCATAGTACTACTATTTACACCGTGCCCGAGTGCTGGTGTAGGTGCTTCATTAAGTACATCTTCCACTATTGTTAAAAAATTGTTTTTCATATATTATTTTCCGTTAACAAAGTTTATATATAATTGCTTAAAAAATAAACCCGCAGGGGTATTTGCTTTTTCATTTCCTGCAAATTGTTCAAGACATTTTTCAAGTTCATTAACATCTTTTAATCCTAATTCCTTCATATTTAAATAATATTCATTATTATCTATTACACTTTTTCTGAAGAAAAGTAATAAATCTAAAGCAATATTATATATACTTGTCATTGCATATTTATTTTTAGTAAAGTTCTTGTTAACACTTAACGGATATTGAATAATTTGTTGTGCTAATTTAACATCGTAACCTTTTTGATCGGTAAGTAATTTTATAATTGCTGCTAATGGAGGTAGATTCTTATACGGTTCAGCATTTATTTCAGCTCTCTTATCATAACCTGTTAAAGCTCCTAAAACAAATCTGTTAGTAACAGACCAATTATATTTTGTAAGTGATAACGTCTGATCAGCTCTATTAACATTTGTAGCATCCCCATAATTTTTTAAAAACTCTTCAAAAGTTTTAGGCTTTCCTTTTGAAAAATCTGTATTTGCTATAAAATCAATAACATGTACGTACTTTTCATACGGTTGTATCTCTTCCGGGGTTATATACCCTTTTGTACTCAACCTAAACAGGTTGTTTAATAAAACATCGTTGTTTAAATCTGTAGTATTAAACAAATTAATATGTTGCTTAATGACAGGGTAAAACCACGAACTGGTTGGTACTCCTGCCTCTGTAAGATAGCTTAAAGTAATACTATTAAAATCTAACATAACTATATATTATTTATACAGTTTTTATGTAGATATTAAAGATCCGTCAGATTCATCAAAGCATTTACCAGATGGTTTAATATAAAGTTTTATTTGTTCTAATCTTAAATCCGGAGGTCCTTCAAGAGTAATTAAAACAGGACAATCCTCTTTTGGAAAGAATGGTGATGTACCTTTTTCATATGAAGTAGCTATAGCTCTAAAGATATTATCAATTTCTTCTCTATAAACAGGATCAATATCTCTGCCTTTACGCTTTTCGAGTTGTATTTCCCGTCTCAAAGGTAAATAAAATATAATATCTAAACTCTTTAAAGTCTCCATAACAAGAAACTTACAATCCATAATAAAATTATCACTTACCTTTTCTTTAGCATTAAGCCAAAGACTATAAACAATATTATCTAATACACAGCGATCAAAAATTAAATTTTCTTCACCAGAACCGCTAGCAAGCTGAGATTCATCAATTAAAGCATCTAAAATAATACGCTGATTTTTTTCATCTCCTTTTTGATTTAACTTTAATTTTTTTTCAGAAATTAAATCTCTGTATGTTTTTTCTGGCTTCTTATACATCGGCCAGGTTTCTAGAAATTGTTCAATAAGAGTAGTCTTACCGTTACATTGGGTACCTATAAAAGCAATTTTCATATTATACTTTAAGAGCTCTATTCCAAATTAACAACTGTAATCTAGGACTAAAATTAACGTGTAAAGCTTTAGCGTATTCTGCTACAGCAGGGGCATTAGCGACGTGCTCTTCTCTAGAACCGCAACAAGGCATAAGCCAAATACGACTTAAAGGTATATTAATATTTTCAGAGTCATTAACATACTTACGCCAAATTTCATCAATATCTTCTGATCGATTGATTACAAATTTAAACCCTGACCCAGCAGCTACATGCCAGCGAAGAGCATCAGGCTTGTATGTCTTTTCTTCCGGATCTCCGTTAGAAATAAGCTTAGGTGAAGTTGTAAACGTAGCAAAATACTTTTCCCATTCATCACTAGGAATAAGAGTAGCATTAGTTTCAAAATCAATACGAGGTACAAAATTGTAACGATCTTGAAACGCTGCAATAAACTTTAGCAATTGCTTTTCCTGAATAAGAGGTTCACCTCCTGTAAGCTTTAAAATAACTTTATTTCTAAGATGTTCAATATAGTTGTTGTCTTCCATAAGCTGAAATATCTCAGCAAATGTCATCTTGTTCTTTACTGACCAAGAAATAAAAGAATCACAACCATTAGGAGAATCTTCTGATGCAAATCCTTTACACGTAAGGTTACACATTGACATCCTCATAAACACAGACGGTACACCTACGTATTCACCTTCACCTTCTATAGTGTAAAATACTTTATCGTCTGAAAGAAATAATGTTTCGGTATTAATATCAATGGGCATAAATGAGTTTATATAAAAGGGCTACGATTACAATGGTTGTTAATCCTTGAGGTGTAAAAATTAATGTAATTACATTATATATTAAAGCATATATTAATATACCAAAAAGAGCTAATAAGGTAAAAAAAGTTATTTTACCGTCATTAGATGATACTAGTTTTTCAAATTTAGTATCTATAACTTCTAGTTTGTTTTCCATTCTGAATAAATTGCTGAATTATCTTCGTGCTCAAAAACCTCGACCTTATCTACCCAGCAACGACCGTTAGTTTCTATATTAATAAAATCATTAGCAGTTTTATATACCCATTCGGCTGTTCTTTCTATACCTACACCGTCTGGCATAATACGAAGAACACAAGCACCGAGCTTTTCAAGCTCTTTAAACTGCTCTAGACATGGATCGTTAGCAGCAATACAAAGGGTATGATCAAATTGATCTTCTAATATCTTCTTAAGAGGTTTTAAACCTCCAAAATCAACCATCCAGTTTTTATTATCCAATTCCTTACCGCTGAACCAAAACTTAGCCTTAAGCTGGTAGCCATGAAGGTACTGACAATGAGAGTGATTAGCACCCCATTGACGAAATGCACATGAACCGAGTGTTATAATTTTTGTACTCTGCCAGGTAGGTTGTTTAATGTTCATAAAATTAAGCTTTCTCTAAGTTTAATACCTTTAGATTTTTTTTAAATATATTAAAAATGTCTTTAGACCAATTATCTTCATAATTATCTTCTTTATAAAAACAAATTTTTTGTAAATTAATATTATTGCACGTACTCTTTAAATTTTTAGCAATTTCAATCATTTTGTTAAAATCCGTCTCTTCCCACACTGCTCCTATATTAACAGAGGCAGAAAATAAAAGTGCTTCAACTATATAATTTATTTGTTCGCTATCTAAAGTTAGAGTTACCGTATCTGTAGTTTTACTTGTCTGTATGACTGTTGTACTCATACACTATATAGTATATGACATTTAGCAATGTTCAACTACTTATAATTTTTTAACAAAGAGATTGTATATATTTTGGTCCGGATGACCTATAGTGTCTATTACAATACGTTGACGCTTTTTTTCATCTGCTGTTTTAAATTCTTGTCTAAGCTCTGTAGCCCCTTTACAGGGTCTACCATCAATATCAAAAGTAAAGGTACCTGGAGCGTACACATAACCGTGTCCGCCCTCTGTATTAAAGGGATCCATTTGATTTACATCTTTATAGGGCTGAAAATACGACTTATTGCCTTTTTTAGTTTCTTTAAATGAAAAACGAGGATTTTCTGTCATATCTTTCTTACCAACAAGAAATATTACTTTATCTACATCAGGATTATATTGCTGAAGTATTTCAATAGGGGTATAAGGATTGACTGTTTGTACGACTTCATTTTCAGGTACTCCTGCAGCTACCATAATTTGCTTTTTTTCTTCAAAATTAAAAGGGTACTTGTACGGCTCTTTTAAAGCTGCCCCGCTTGTATTGCTCGCTGTAGCTATATAAAATTTTGCTGTAGGAAACTCTGCTTTCGCCTTATCGTAGTACAATTTATGTCCTTGATGAAAAGGTTGAAAGCGTCCAGGAAATATAACAATTAAATTGTATGCCTGGTTTTCAGATTCTGTAAAGAATTTTGAAAAAGATTTATTTTTGTTAAAAAATGTCTTAGTTCGAGATTCTGATAGACGTTGGGTTACAAGTTTTATAGCTCTTTCTTTATTATCTCCTTTAGGTGTATCAACTTCTCCAGATTTTACACTAACCATTCCTTTAAAAATACCCGATACTCGCTTTTTTGATCTAGGGTTTTTTAATTTACTAGATATATCGTTTAACAATTCTTCAAATGAAGAATTAATGTTATAATTCTGAAGTAATTTTTCTACAAGACTCCAATCAGCAGAACTCCAGATTATTTCCCTAGAAAGTTCTTTAAAATTTTCTAATTTAACTTTTCTTAAAGACAGGTTAACTGAACTTAAGTTAAATTCATATTCTTCTCCTTTCTCTAAAGGAGGTAAATTTCTAATACCTAATTTACGAAAAACATTTTTTGAATCTTCTTCAAGAAGTACAGTTTTTACAAGACCTATGAGAAGTCCTTGTTTTTCAGCAGGTAAATCTAAGAACATATTTTTAAAATTATGTTCTTCTTTTGATAGAGCTATAATATTATCAACCTGTATATATTGACCGGGTTGACCTGTTATAGGAAATAGCACTGATACTAATTCTCCGGCGTTATAGTACCTTCTACCTTTATATTTTGGGCTCTTGAAAGGTACAATGAGACTGGTGGGTAAAGATGTTATTGAGTTAATAATTTGTTGTTTTACTTCTTGTTTATTTTCACCTTTAAAAGATGCAATAATATCCAAATCACCAAAATCAGTCTTCGCTCCTGTTTTTATACTACCGGATAAAGTAGCTTCAATAAAATTAGGAATTTTTTTAAGTACTAGGTTAATATAATCGTTAAATGTTTTTTGAATATCTTCTCTTTTAATGCGATTTCCTCCAGCTACTCCACTCATAACTTATATTTGGTTAAATTAGAATTATCTGGTAGATATTTACCCTTTAAACCTAATCGCTCTTGATTATCTATCCAATATTGTTGTAAATCTTCAGGTATATCTGCTCTTGTACTATCTAGTATTTTAAGATACGTGTCGTATACAGCGTGAAGATCTTCTTTATTTAAATTTTGCTTAAGAGATTCTATTAATTTAAAATAATCTCCTATTGTATCTTCTGTAAAGTTTATATTATAAAGTTTATTTAAAAGATTGATAGCCTGCTCAGGTGTTGAAGCAACAATTTCTTGAGTTTCCTTGTTTTTTACCCCGTAGTTATGAGAGAAGGTATAACCTTTTTGTGAAAATAATGAGACTAGTAATTGAGTTCTATGTAATCCCTTTACATTACCCTTATAAGTTGCCGAATGATAGGCAAATGTTAGCCAATCAATATTACCTACATTAATATCTACTTGAACAAACGTACCTACCGGTTTCTTTTGTTCATCAAATTGAGGAAATCTACAAAAAAGAGCTCCGGCGGAAGATCCTTTAATATCAACATTAAAATCTTTATTAGAGCCTTGTAATTTTTCAGCTATAGCTACTATAACTGCTCTTTTCATTAACTGTTCATTAGAGGCAGATCTTGCTTTCTTTTTAAATGTATTAAACAGATAGTCAACTTCTTTTTTATCTAAACCCCAATCGTTAATATTTTTAAAAGAATCTTCTGATAGAGCTAAATCAATATCTCCAGATATTTCTTTTTTACCTACTGAACCTAAGGTACGTATACCCTCAAAATGAAGCTTAGCAGCAGGAAATACCTCTTCAAATTGTTTAAAGAATTCTTGAAGAGTAGGCTTTATATGTTCTCTCTTTATAGGAGCTGTTTCCTCAAAAACATTACCTCCTTCCTTAAGAAGAGAAATAGAATTAAAATAAGAACTAAAGGAACGTTCAAACATTACACTATTACTTAAGTGTAAGAAGGTATTTTAATCTGTTTATTACCGCCATTATCTCATCTCTAATATTAAGAAGATCAGAATCTTTAACACTATCTAAACCTTCAGGAAAACGTGTAACAAGATAATCAGTAAATTCTTGAAGTACATCCATAATAGAAATCTCTTCACGATTGACTAAACCGAAATCAACAGGAGATTCATATTTAATTTTACCGTACTTTCCTTGAAAAACTTCTACAACATCATCTATTAACCCATCTAAATTTTCATAGGCTTTACCTAGAGCTTTATGTTCACCGTAACCATCAGCTTGCCAATGAAGTATTCTTAATTGGTTTTGTAGTTTTAAAAGATTAACTACCTGCTTATTCATGATTAGGCCTTAGCAGTAGGAAGCAGCTGAATATTATTAGCTTTTAAAGCGTTTAAAACATCCTGAGAGGTTTTAGCACTGGCTAAAGCATTTACTATAGGGTGATTAGGATCAGTAATAGGTGAAGAAGTTGTTCCAGGCTTAGGAGTCTGTTGTTGATTGAAAGTAGAAGGCTGGTTGGTAGCAGGAGTTCCAGGGTTAGGGTTACTAGTAACTGTACTACCTGTAGTAGGAGCAGTAGAGACGTTAGCTGTAGGAGCTACATCCTCAAAAAGAGAATTTAAAAGAGTTTCGAATTTAGACATATAGATTATTTAAGCTCAACTCTAAGATTTTTGAGGCACATTTGGCAAAGGCCTTAAAGGCTTTTAATACACTTATTCGGTAGACTGACTTAAATCAACTGATCCGGATGAAAAATATTTTATCTTTTTAAAGTCCTTTAAGAACTTATATAACTGATTCTTACTAGCAAAATTGTTTAATTTGTTGCTCGTCGATTTACTTTTTGTTATAGCATTATTTACTGCTAATTCTATATCCGGAGAATCAAAAGAACTACACGTACACCAAGGTATAGGTAAAACTCTTAAGATTTTTTCTAATTTTTTATTTGAAAACGGAATATTTTTTGAAATTTTGTACACAACAAGTGCTTTAGGAAATTTACTAGGACACTTCTGGTAGGCTGCACAAAACTTCTCTAAACAAAAATGATAAAAAAACTTCGATACGTCAATTGACTTTAAAGGTACATTATACTTTTTACAAATTTGTATAGTTTCCTTAATCGCATCAAACAATAAAGGTTCAAAGTCAATAGCACATACTCTGCTACCTTTAAACTCTTTAAATTTCATATTACTGCAATATTGATTCTATTTGTTCTAATGTAAGACCGTTTTCTAAAGCACTATTTGTTGCTTCATGAAGTTGTCTAAAAATATCATTTATTTTTTCTTCGTATAAAAGTATTTCTTTATGATTTTCCTTATTATAGTTTAACTTTTGAGTGTTTTCAAGCACCATAGTATGTTTCATCAAATCAATTTTTGATCCTAAATACTTTTTAACTTTTAAAATTGTACGTACAGCTGGAGAATACGCAGCCTTTTCCTCTTCAGTTATAGGTTCCTTAATCTTATTACCGTCTTCATCTATAATACCTAATTTGTAAGATTCAAAATCTTTAAACTCTTTATATAAGGCGTTTATTAAAAAGTCTTTTTGTGCAGATTCCTTAAACATAATATTATAATCTATTCCGTGAATATGTATTTTGCTTATAGGGTTAAATTTACATCCAGGACCGTAACTTGTAGAACCGCAATAAGCACACTTTAAGGGATTATCGGAATGAAAGTGAACTCCCTTAGGTCCGTACCTACACCCTTTACCGTAACTTGTTGATTGACAATATAAGCATCTACTTACACCTGTTTTTTTAGATTCGTTTAACATATTATTTGTTTATTATTTAATAGGTTTTTAGGTGGTCTTCCTATACGAAGGTTTAAAATACCGTTATAATAGTCAGATCTCAACAAAACTTCTCTACCTATCTGTTCTTTGGCTTCTTCGTATGCCAATTCCCACTTTGAACCGCAGGTTCTTAGAATCTCAAACCTGAAATTCTTTTTTCCAATTTTAACTATATCTTCATTTAAATCAACTGAGGAACTTGTATAGGTTTTCCAATCAGATTCCTTATATTCAATTCTTTTATTTTTTTTGCCTTTTAAAGGTTTGCGTTTAAACTTAGATATACATTGTTTTTTACCAATGTACTTTTTATTGTTTGTTAAATTTGTTATAAGATATATAAAACCAAATACATCTTCAGTTATTTCAACACCTTCATTTAAAATCCAATGACCTGTTTCCATTAACGTTTCTTTTTACGTTTTTTATGTTTTTTGCGTTTTGATTTAACTTTTCCTGCAAAGATAGAATAGGGTATACGGCTTCGCTTTGTAACTCTTGTTCCTAAAGGTTTTACAACTCTTGCATCTCCAGGAGCATATCTATCCCCCGACATAGGGTTTTCTGTTGAAACAACACCTGCACCCAAAACACTACCTAAACCACCTGCAACGTTAGCATCTTCATCCAAAACTTGTAGTATTATTTCTTTTAAAGTTATCACTTTGATTATTTATGTTGTTTTTTAACAAATATCAGTTATAATAACCTTATGGACTCTAACTCTGAAGAAACAGTACAACAATCTCTTTTAGAAAAATATAACGAAGAGATTAAAAAGTATGTTACAGTAGATGAGTTTAATATGAAACAGATTCAAATGGATCTTCCTTCTACTCGCCACTATTGGGTAGGTCGTTTAATGTTTCATAAACAAGAAATCTTAAAACTTAAAAAACTTCGTAAACAAGCTACGGATAAAATTGCCGATCGTATTCAAGCTGAACTACCGATAGGGGCTAGTATAAGAACAAGAGAGATGGCTGCAGATAATCATCCGGTAATACAAAAAATAGACGAACAAATTGCTGAAAATGAAGTTCTCGTTGAATATCTTTCAAAAATTGAATCAAATTTTAGAAGTATAAGTTATGATATTAAAAATTTAATAGAAATTGTAAAGCTTGAAACAACGTAATGAAAGTTTTATTTGATTATGACCCAGGTAGAAAAAAAGGTATTATAGTTTCAGAATATTTACCGAATATAAGAGAACATTTTTCTGTAGAGGATAAAAATCAGGTGTTTAAAAGACATTATTCAGTAGGTTATAGACCACCTACTCGGGTTTATGCCATTACGCCTCAAGGTAGGTTTGCACCAAATCTTTTAACAGAAATTATTACATTTTTAAAAGAGCAAGGTATACCTTCCCTTGAGTTTGAATTTACTAATGCATTTAAAGCAGCAAATAAAAAACCTGATTTTACAGTACCCTACGAACACAATCTTAAATTTGCTTTGAGAGATTATCAGCAAACAGCTGTTAATTACGCTAAAGCTCAAAAAGGTGGTATTATTATACTTCCTACATCAGCAGGAAAGACACTTGTTATGGCTTCTTTGTATTCAGCTATTGAACAAAATCAGTCTCGTAAAACATTAATATTAGTCCCTGATATTCAGCTTGTACAGCAAACATGTGGAGATTTTTTAGAGTACGGTATTGAACCGAGTAAAATTACAAAATGGACAGGTTCATATGAACCTGATAAAAATGCTAATATTATTGTAGCTAACGCTCAGATTTTACTATCTAAAAAACAAGACCTCTCTATCTTAAATGATATTGAAGTTCTTATAGTTGACGAAGTACATAAATTAAAATCAGGTAACAAAATTAATAAAATTATTAGCAAGATACCTGCAATCTATACTTACGGCTTAACAGGTACCCTACCTGATACTTTAATTGATCGTTGGAATATAATAGGTCTTATAGGACCAGTTATATATGCTAAAAAATCAATTGACCTTAGAGAGCAAAAATATATTACAGATGTATTAGTTAAAGTTTTAAAGATAGAGTATAACAACTTACCTAAATTTACTAAACCATCTATGGCTTCTCCTACAGCAGGTTACGAAGAGGAAATACAATTTTTACAAACTAATAAATTTAGAAACAGTATTATATCTAAGCTTATAAAAGGTGTTAGTAATAACATTCTCATTATGGTAGATAGAATAGCTCACGGTGAGGAGCTTCTTCGTGTACTATCTGAACAAACAGACAAACAAGTATATTTTGTGCACGGAGATGTTGAAGTTGAGGAAAGAGAAAAAATACGTCAACTTATGGAAACAACAGATAATGTAGTCTGTGTGGCAATATCAAAAATATTTAGTACTGGTATTAATATTAAAAACTTACATTATATAGTTTTTGCTGCTATTGGTAAAGCTAAGATTAAAATTATTCAATCTATCGGTAGAAGTTTACGTTTGCACGCTTCTAAAAAACAAGCTGTTATTTTTGATATAGGGGATTGCCTACGCTACGGTAGTGCCCACTTAGAAGAGCGTTTAGAACTATATGGTAGTGAGAGTATTGAACATGAAATCATTAATATTAATGAGGGTTGATTTTATTATAAAATGAGTTAATATAACTATTACTTTATGGCCAAAAAAACAAACAAAGACGAATTTTACATGGATGATTTATCCGCTGTCTTAGATGAAGCTCTACCGAAGCAAAGATCTAAAAAAAGAGTACGACGTACAAAAGAAGAATTAAAGCCTAACTATGTTGATCCTATCTATATGGAAGTATGTATTAAGAAGTACTACGAAACAGGGGATCTTAATAATGAACTTGCTGACATGATTCAAAAAATAGGTACTCGTCTAGGTTACGCACAGAATTTTATTAACTATAGTTATAAGCAGGAAATGATCGGAGATGCTATTATTAAAATGATTACTGCTTTAACGCGTAAGAGGTTTAAGTGTGATAGAGGATATAATCCTTTTTCGTACTTTACAAAAGTAGCTTATAGAGCTTTTCAAAATAGAATTAAAAAAGAGAAAAAGGAACACGATACAATTCATAGATATCAAGATGAGGTGTACGGGCTTTTGGCAGAATCAGGTCAAATACCTTATCAAAAGAACTCTCACCTAGAAGATGATAGTAATAGTTCGTATTATGATGAAAGCGCAGTAACTCCTACTACAGAAGATGCTTAATTTTAATAGTAATAAAGTAGCTTTTATTAGTGATATACATTTAGGTGTACATCAAAATTCTGCTACTTGGCATGACATTGCTATAAAATTTGCTTACTGGCTTGACAGTAGCTTAAAGGATAAAAATATTAAAGATATAGTTATTGCTGGTGATATATTTCACAATAGACACGAAATAGGTGTTAATACAATTCATGCTGCACATAAATTCTTTGATATACTTAAGAATTATAATATTGTAGCTATAACAGGTAATCATGACTGTTACTATAAGGATAAATCAGATATTAATTCTATATCTATTTTAAACGGTTATAAAAATATAACTATCTTTCAAGAATTAAGAACGTGTATTATTAATGGAAAAACTTGGACATTTTGTCCATGGGGAGTAACAATAGATAAAATACCTAAAAGTGATATAGTTGTAGGTCATTTTGAAATTACTCATTTTAGAATGAATCAACATAAGATTTGTGATCACGGAATTAAAACAATTCAGTTATTAGATAAAAGTAAGTTTGTTATTTCCGGTCATTTTCATTATAGAGAGCACAGAACATATCCTGAAGGAGGTAGTATCCTTTATCTAGGTTCACCTTACGAGTTAGATTTTGGAGATAGAGATCATGCAAAAGGTGTAACAATTTTAAATACCGATACATTTGAAGTTGAGCTTATAGAAAATACTGTTACACCAAAACATAAAAAAGTTAAGATATCAGATCTTATTGAAGGTAATATTAAGCTTGAAGATATATCTTCAACCATATCAAATAATTTTATTAGCCTATGTATTGATAAGAATATTAAACCACAGGCGTTAGATTTAATGATATCAAAATTTAATCAGTATAAACCTTTACATATTAGAACAGATTTTAATATTTTTGAAAATGTTCAGCTATCTGCTACAGATGCAGAAAATTTTAGTATTGATGTCGAGACTGCATTACACGAATTTGTAGAACTACTCGAAACAGAAGTAAACAAAAAAGATATACTCGATAAATGTTTAGATCTTTATAAACTATCTTTAACAACAAATGAGTAAAATAGGTGTAGCGATTATAACTTGTGATAGACCTGAGTATATTAAACGATTACTCGACACTATTAATAAAAAAGAATCAAATATTGATGAATTAATAATCATAGATGACGGTAATAAGCCTACTTTTGCTGCTCATCCCAAGGTAAATTATATAAGACAGACAGGTGGTAAAATTGGTGTTGGTAGAGCTAAAAATTTAGCAATAATTAACCTTTTAGAAAAAAATTGTGAATATATCTTCTTACTAGAAGATGATATTATTATTAAAGATAATGATGTATTTAACAAGTATATAGAAGCTTCTAAGATATCAGGTATTCAGCATTTAAATTTTGCGTTTCACGGTAATGACAATTACAATCCTGATAGATCTCCTGCTATTAAATTAAGGGTAGAATATAGTAAAGATATAGCTGTTTGTTTTTATCCAAACGTTTACGGTGCATTTAGTTTTTATACAAAAAAGTGCTTAGACGCTGTAGGGTTAATGGATGAAGAGTACTATAACGCTATGGAACACGTTGATCATACTTTCTTTATAGCTCAGGCAGATATGACAACACCTTTTAGATGGTTTGCGGATATTGCAGATAGTAGCAAGTACATTGAAGAACTAGATAAAAATCACTCGGGTAGTGAGATAAGACGAGATGAAAAATGGATAGATAATTTTCGAAAAGCAGTAGCAAGGTTTGCAGAAAAATCTAAAATAGATGTTACTAGCCCCTATCAGCTTATACCTTCAAGAGAAGAAACTATTAGTAAAATTAAACAAATTAAAAAAACGTATGGAAACAAATAAAATCGGAGTTGGAATCATTACCTATAATTCAGAAAACTATTTTAATAGTCTTTATGAGTCGCTACCTTTTGATAAGGTTAATGATGTTGTTGTAGTAAATGGAGGTGATAGATATAAACATCCCTACGAACCGTGTAACTGGATTCAACACAGTAAAAATTACTACCCTGCATTTTGTAGAAATGATGCTGTTAACTTTTTAATGAATAGAGGGTGTGAACATATTTTTCTTATTGAAGATGATATGATTATTAAAGATGTAAATATATTTGACAAATATATACAAGCATCTAAAGCATCTGGTTTAAAATATTTTTCCTATGTTAGCACTTCTTGGGAATCAGGAACCCCTGGTAGTAGAACCCCTCGACTTACTGTTGAATATAGTAAGAATATAAGTGTGTCGTTTTATAAAAATATGTGTAACGAGTTTACATATCATCATTATACTGCTTTTAAACAAACTGGTTTATACGATACTCAATTTAGAGATCCTTTTGATATTGATCTAGCGTATAGAGAATCTTGTTCTAACTACGCTGCACCTTTTTGGTGGTTTGCTGATATCACCAATTCCGACGAGTTAATATGTAATAATCCTAATGCTGTTAGTCGCCTACAGACCGATAGACCTGATGGATCCAGAGAGCAGAGAATACAAGAACAGTGGAAACTATTTGTTAATAAGCACGGGTTAATGGTAAATGAAATACCGGATGTTAGTAGAGATACTGTACTTAAAGTGTTAAAATTAAGAAAGCCGTGAAAATTGCGATAGGTATTAACAATTTTAAAAAAGAATCCGATCTTAATAATCGGGAGAAAATGTGTGTTGAAAGTCTACACAAACTAAAAAAACATTATTCTGATAATATACTTCTTGTTAATGTAACGTTTGAAGATGAAACTTTTGCTACTTTAGACAAATTTGTTAATTTACACAGTCTTAAAAATATACCAAAAGATATTACCGATAAAAAAATACCGTTCGTAAATGAAATATTTGATATTTTAGCAGTTGTAAAAACAGATTATTTTTTATTTATTAATAACGATATTATCGTATCCGATAGATATATTAAGTCAATATTAAGTAACAACAAATATGATAGTTTAGTAGCAAGTAAATTACATTTTACTAAACTTGATTCCCTTGACGATAAAAATCCGGTGCCTGAGTCATTAAGTGTTCACGGATTCGATGGTTTTGCAATTAAAAACAACTGGTGGCTACTTAATAGTGATAAATTTAAGCCTATGCTTTTAAGTAGAGCTTATTGGGATACATATTTTTATGCAAAATGTCACTTATATGGTAAATGTTTAACCCTTAATAAACCTCCAGGTGTTATTTTTCACTTAGATCATGAAAGTACGTCAATGGAAGGAGAGCCTGGTAATACATATAATGAAAAAAATTTTATTGAAGATTCTGATAATTTACCTCAAAGATGGTTTCCTTATGTACAAAATATATTGCTAAAAAGACCAACACATAATAATATATTATGGTACATGCCTTTACCTAATGAAGATGAGTACGAAAAACAGTATTTTAAACTATGAACGCTGCAATTGCCCTATCACTTAATTTTCCATATACCTATCTTAAGCCATATTTAAAGAGTTTTATAGATAAGGTTGATGCAGATTTATTTTTAATAACAGATCTTACATCTGAGCAGATACCTATTACTTCTAATAAATTACATATTGTTAATTTTAGTGAGTTAGCAAAAAAGTATAATGTTGCAAGCCTTACACCTTATAATCTTAAACCTATTCTCTTTTATTTGTATTTAAAAGAGCTTAATAAAGATAAAAAATATACTAAAACATTATTAACCGATGTTGATGTAATTTTTCAAGACGATCCTTTTATTGTATACAAAAAAAATTATACAGAGAATGAATTAGTTCTAGGAGAAGAAAGACATTACTATAGAGATTGTCAAACAAACAGTATTTGGTATAATCAGGGTTACGCTTCTACTTTTAATCAGGTAAAGGATAAAAAGATTCTTAATTGTGGAGTAACTATTGGCCCTATTGAAAGCCTTATTGAATATCAAAAAAAGGTTGCAAAAGAATTAGCAATTGTTTTAGCTCGTCAGAATTATTTTGCCTATGATCAAGTAATCTTAAATCACTTTACTTATATTACAAAAGAATTAGATTTTAAATTACTACCACACGGTAATGATTTTATTGTGCATCTTTCTCAGGAAGATGAAATACAAGATCTCTCTTTATGGGTAAAAGATAATATTATATATAACCCGTACACAAGCAACCCGTTTGTAATAATACATCAGTTTGATAAGAAAAAAGGGTTAAAGGAGTTTGTAGTTAGTAAATATGAATAATCTTTTATACGTTTTTTTAGATAATAATTTTTATAGGGAAGCAGCTGTTAATCCTTATACGTATACTAATTTACCGGATTACTACGTAGCTACATATAAGCATAATAAAAAATTAACAGATAATTCTTTTTTTATTACTCAAAGTAAATACTGTTTTGATGATACCTGTATTAATGTAGATACAATTAAAGATACTGAAGAGTATAAAGAAATTATTGATATTTTAAATAAAAAATGGAGCCGTTATATGAACGACCCGTTCTGGTTTAATACAACAATAAGAGTTATTTTATTATTAATTTGTGTTATTAAAAATGATTTAAAAAATGTGTTACATGTCGAAGCTGATAATATTTTATTTGAACCAGTCTCAAAATTAGATTCTATATTTAATGATGTAGAGTTTGGGTATAGTAATGAAGCTCCAAATGCTTGTGCTCCTTGCTTTATGTTTATAAAAGACAAACAAGCAGCTTTAACACTTTTTAATTTACATAAAAAACTTTTTTTAAAAGGAGAAGCTGAACTTCGCTCGTATACAGGTCATTTTGCAAACTGGATAACAGATATGGCTTTCTTAGATATTATTTACCGTAATAAGAAAAATTTTAAAATGCTACCGTGCGTACCTAGTGGTACGTATTCAGAAAATTTTGATAAGTTACAGACAGTTATAGATCCTAATCCTTACGGTATGTATTTTTTTGGTACCAATCAAGGTCATCCTGCAGGTTACTTTGAGCAGAGACATTTTGTAGGAGAGCAAATTATTAATAAACAAATTACTCCTACTCTTGTAAATAAAAAACCGTATGTTATTGTTAATGCAACTAACACTCAAATACCCATCTTTAATTTGCATATGCATAACAAAAAAGCTATCATACCTTTCTTAGATAATGTTAATTGTTGACGATATTATTACTCCAGACAAATTTATATCCTTAGCTCATAATTGTATGAGTGAAAGACGTAATTCCGGTATTCAAATTACTCCTGAAAAAAATATATTTTTTGTTAAGACAGATTATATACAAGAATTTCAACACCGTTATTTACCACATATAAATTACGATTTTGTGTTAATAACACATGATGCTGATGCACCTATTAATGAATCATGTACACCGATATTAAATAATCGTTTTCTAAAACGCTGGTTTGGAATGAATTGTCACATTATACATGACAAGCTACAAACAATACCAATTGGTATTGCTAATGAATGCTGGCCTCACGGTAATAAGCAAGCTGTACTTGATATAGCTAATAATGAAAATAAAAAAACAGGGCTAATATATTCTAATTTCGATCAAGGAACAAATCTCAATCAAAGACAAGGTGTTAATAATATCTTAAAGGATGTTAAAGGTCTCTATGTTGAAAAAGATAAGAAGAATTATCGAAATTATCTTGAAACATTAGCAACATTTAATTTTGTTGTTTCCCCGCCCGGTAATAGTATAGATTGTCATCGAATATGGGAATCAATTTACGTGGGTACAGTACCTATTGTTTTAAAAAGTGTACCGATGATTTTTTTTAAAGATTGTCCAATTTTGTTTATTGATAAATGGGAAGACTTGTATAATATTGATATGTTGAGTAAATATAGTGATCTTCAGCAAAAAAACAAATCTAAATCAGAATTTGGCTTTTATAGAGATCTTATTAAACAAACATTATGAACAAATATTTTATTACACTAGCAGAGTACCCTGATAACAGACAGTATCTCTATGAAACATATAATGCACCCAGAATTCGAGAATATTGTAAGCTTCACGATTTTAAATTTATCGAAGTAACACCTAAGACCTCTTCAGTTCCTCAACCTATTGTTATACCGCACGATCTTAGTAACGATAAGAGGTTCTCCCGTTGGTGGCTTATTAATGAAGGTATTAAGGCAGGTAAACTTAAAGACGGGGATATAGTTACGTATACTGATTGCGACGTTTTTATTGCTAAGCTAGATCAACCTCTTATTACAAATAAGAGTTTTACCTACGCAATTGATTCAGGCAATTCTCACAATACAGGTTTATTTTCGTTAAAGATTAACGATTATACAAAGAAGCTAATTAACGCAATTCTTTCAAAGGAAAGATATGAGAAACTTAGAAGCTTCCCTGTTTGGAAAGAAAACTTTAACGGGTATCACCCTCTTTATGATCACGATCAGGATGCCTATTATCATTGTGTAGGTTTACCCGCTCATAGCTGGGTCCCATATTTTGATTTACCAAATTACGGGTTCCATACAAGAAAGGAAAATACTATCTTTGAGTTAGACGAAATTATGGATAATACCGAAATATTACCAGTTGAATGGAATGTAACTCATCTTGTTGAAGAAACAGGTAACAACGGAGTACCCGATACGTACGATATTATTAGAACGACAAAAGATAAAGTTATAGCAAGACACTTTGTAGGAGGAGATACCTCTAAGGGTACAGGCTGGCGCTTTAAAGAATGGCTGGATTATGTTAATACAAAATAAAATACCTATTTATATTGTTCATCATAAACCAAATGTTGATCGTAAGATTTTTTTAGAAGAACAATTTAAAAAACAAGATTTATATTATGAATTTGTGGAAGACTTTCCTCCTGAAGAAATTCAAAAACCTGATAGTGATACAATTACAGTAAGAGAGTACTCTCTTTGCTTAAAATTTGAACAAGCACTTAAAAGAGCACAATCTACTAATAGTGAATATTGTATTATTTTTGAAGATGATATAATCCTTTGCAATTCTTTTAAAGAATATTTTAATACATTTTTTTCACAATTTAAAAATCTTAATGGAGATTTATTAATGATAGGTACAGCGTTTAACGAACGACCTACCGTATTAAACGGTTCAAACGTTTATTATGAACCAAGGTTTAGAACACGATGTGCACACGCTATAATGTATACAGCAAAAAGTATTAATATTGTTTTAGATAGTTTACATAAAGGACCTTATAGGGGTTACGATCACAAACTTAATGATATTATTACAGAGCATAACCTTAAGACATGTTGGTTAGAGCCTGGTTTGCATCAAGGATCTATCGGTGAAACACCTTATTTTAAATTTCCAACAAGTATAAGATAAAAATTATGAATAACATTACAAAAATAATAAATGCTATTGATTTAGCTAAACAACACAAATCAAAATTACCTCCGGAAATACTAAGTGTTGAAGGTATGTCATCAACAAAATTTAGACATTTACTAAATAATTTAGTAGATAGTAAAACACGTTATTTAGATATAGGTACATGGAAAGGTTCAACGGTTATTTCGGCTATTTACGGTAATAAACCTGAATTTTATGTTACAGTAGACGATTGGAGCTGTCATGGTAATTGTACAACTGAATTTTATAATAATTTTAGAAATATTATAAAAGAAGAACCTAATTTTATTAATCAAGACTCTTTTACTATAGATTTAAAAGCTAATAATATCACTGATATTAATTTATACTTGTATGACGGAGGTCATCTCTGGGAACAACACTACGATTCTATAATTTACTTTTATGAATCTCTAGCAGATGAATTTATATTAGTTGTTGATGATTACGATGAGAAAAAAATACAGAGTGCTACACAAATGGCCTTAAGTGATAAGAAAATAAAAATTGAGTATTCTGAATATTTAACAAGTGCAGGTAATAGGAATGAGTGGTGGTGCGGTACTTATATCGCTGCTTGTAAGAAATAAATTTATGAAACTGTCATTTTGTGATTTTTGGGGAGGGTTTCAACACGAAAATAATTTTTTTAGGGATTTAATTAAATCTATTAGACCTGATGTTGAAATAACACCTCTTAACGATGAGACAGATTTATTAATATATTCATGTTTTGGTCATGATCATCATCGTGCAAATCGCACTAAAACAAAAAAAGTATTTTATACAGGTGAAAATCATAGACCAAATTTTAACGAATGTGATTACTCTCTCACGTTTGATTTTGAAGATTACAACGGTAAGAATTTTCGCCTACCTCTTTGGATGTTACAAATAGATTGGTTTAATAAGGTAAATTACGGAAATCCGCAATATGTTATACCTTTTCAAGATATAAAAGATAACCCTTTAATGCACAAACCGAAAAACGAATTTTGTGCTATTGTTTTTAATACTGATTCTCCTCACAGGTATGAAATTGTTGCAAAATTAGGTAAATATAAACAAGTACACTGCTTTGGTAAGCCATTTAATAATTGGTTTTATGGTGAAGATGTTAAAATAAACTTAATATCAAATTACAAATTTAATATTTGCTTTGAAAACACTATTGCTCCTGGTTATTATACAGATCGAATGCCTCATGCTAAAGCTGCCGGATGTTTACCTCTCTACTGGGCTGATAATAATTGCGAAAAGGATTACAACAAGAATGCGTTTTTAAATCTTTATAACTTTAAAAGCGTAGACAAGTTTGTTGAGAGGATAATTGAATTGGATAATGATGATGTTGCATATAAATCTATAACATCCAGTTATTTGTTTGAAGGTAATGAACCTACTATAGCTCCCTTAATTGAATTTATGGTTAAGAATATACTATGAATTATAGTAGAAAAAATATTTTAATTATTGGAGCAGGAATTCACGGAGTTACTTTAGCATTAGAATTAGCGAAAAATAATAATGTTGTAATAGTTGATACAAACAAAGATATTTTATTAGGTACTTCAAATTGCACGCATAATAGAATACATTTAGGTTATCATTACCCTAGATCGGTAGAAACAATTCATGAATGTAAAAGCGGTTACGATTTTTTTATAAAAAAATATAAAGATTGTCTTATATTTCCTGATTTTTATTATGTAATAGAAAAAAAATCTAAAATAGACTCTAAATTATTTAAAAAAGTAATGCTAAAAGAGGGTCTTAGTTGCAATACCTCTTGGCCTGATCAAAACTTTTTAAATAGAATTGATATAGAAGATTCTTTTAAAGTTAATGAGGCTTGTATTAATGTTCCTAAGTTTAGAAAAAAAATTAAAAAAGAATTAAAAGATTTAAAAGTAAAAATAGTTTTAAATTTCAAAATTAAAAAAGTTAAGAAAATTAATAAAAATATTATTTTAAAATCATTTGACAAAGATATAACAATAAACACAGATTTAATAATAAATTGTACATATACTAATAGTAATAATGTACTTAAACTGTTTGGTATTAAAGATGGATATACAAGATATTATTTTGAAGAAACAGAAATAGCAGTTGTTGAATCAACTACAAAAATACCTGCACTAACAGTAATGGATGGACCGTTTATTAGTATATTACCATACTCCGGATACAAAAATCTTTATCTTATTTACGATGTTGTTAATTCTGTTATTAAGAAAAAAACAGGTATACTATATAGACAGAGTACAGCTTTAAAAAGTAATTGGAAAAAAATATTAAAACACGGTTTAAAGTATTATCCTTTCTTTAGCAAATTAAAATACAAATATTCTTTATACGGTAATAGACCAATACCCCTAAGTGCAAAAGGAGATTCTAGAGTAACAAAAATTGTAAAACATGATTACGAAATAGATTTTTATTCTATAAAAGAAGGTAAATTAATATCAGCTCCACTCATGGCCTCTGAGTTTGCTAAAATAATACAAGATGAGTAATAATGCTTTAATAGGTTATACCGGTTTTATAGGTCAAAACCTTATAAAACAGATTAATTTTAATTTTCTTTATAATTCTAAAAATATATTAGAAATAAAAAATAAAGAATTTGATTTAGTTGTATCAGCGGGTAACTCATCAACAAGATGGCTAGTTAATAAAAACCCCGAGGAGGATTTTAATAATATACTATCTTTTATCGAAAATATAAAAACAATTAAAGCAAAAAAGTTTATATTACTTTCAACAATTGATGTTTATCAAAAACCGTATGACGTAGATGAGGATACATTTGTAGAGGATATTAATAATAATCATTATGGTCAAAATAGATTTTTTTTAGAAAAAGCTATAAGAAATATTTTTCCTTCCTGTTTAATAGTAAGATTACCTATTATGTACGGTCACGATCTTAAAAAGAATATAATATTCGATGCATTGAATAATAATGAAGTACATAAAGTAAATGGAAATGCTATTGTACAAATTTACAATGTAAAAAATTTAGGAGCTGATTTATTAAACTTTATAGATAAAGAATATAAGTTAGTTAACTTAGCTACTGAACCGTTACTAATTAGAGATTTTTATAAAGATGTTTTTAATATTAATTTAGATCCCAATAATACGTTTTTTAAAAACGATTTTCATTCTAAGTACGCCCCTAATAAACAAAAATATTTTTATAATAAAAAACAAATTATTGAGGATTTAAAAAATTTTAAAAAAGAATATGAATCTAAGCGTATCTAATATAGGGTGGAATCAATCTGAAAATAAAAAAGCTATCGATATCTTAAAAAGTTATCAAATATCTAATGTTGATGTTTCCCCGTCTCTTATAAACGACGAGATAGAAAACGATTATAATAAAGCTGATATAAAAATGGTAGGTATGCAATCTCTATTATATACATGCCCGCCTGTTTCTTTGTTTGATGGAGAAATAGAAAAACAAATAATCTTAAATCATCTTAAAGAAGTTTTTAAATTAGCAAATAAATTAAAAATTAAACCTTTAGTTTTCGGTTCACCAAAAAATAGATTTATTAAAGATTTTAATAATTTTAAAATTGAAAAAGCTATAGAAATTTTTAAAGAAATAGGAGATATGGCTAAAACATTTGATTGTATAGTTTGTTTAGAAGCTAATGCAAAAGAATACGGTTGTAATTTTATTACCAATACAACAGAAGCAATTAATTTTATTAATAATGTTAAGCATGAAAATCTAAAATTAGTTTTAGATATTAGTACGACTATATTTAATAGTGAGAGCTTGGAACATATTTTTGAAAACGGAGCAAGTTTAATAGAACATATACATATTAGTTCACCGTACTTAAAGAGTATAGATATATTAAAAAATAAAGAAATATCTTCTGTAATTAAAAAATATAACTATAATAAATACGTTACATTAGAATGTAATTTGCTAAACAATGAAACATTAGATACACTTATAAACAATGTTGAAATATTTAGCGAAGCTTATGGTTAAAATGTAATTTATTGCACAATTACATATACATAGTATAATTATCGTTATGTCACAGCATGGAATAGATCGTATTGTTTATAATATTTTTAATCAAAAAAATGATGGAATTTTTGTAGAAGCAGGAGCAAGCAACCCTTATGATCAAAATAATACTTCTTTTTTAGAAAACTGTGGATGGTCAGGTCTATTAGTTGAACCTATAACAGATTATAACGAAATATATAAAACAACTAGACCTAAGAGTATACTTGAAAATTATGCCTTAGTAGAAAAAACTTATCCGCATAACACTATTGATTTTGGTCACGCTAATTCAGGACTAGAGTCAGGCGTAACAGCTCTACATTTAAGACAATATAGAAGTTATCAGGTACCATGCTGTCCTTTAGATACACTCTTAAGAAAGCATAATTTAACACATGTTGATTTCCTGACACTTGATACAGAAGGATACGAACATCATGTATTATTAGGTATTGATTTTAATTACACAAAATTCAATCTTATATTACTTGAAATACATCCGTATGATGAAAGCACACTTATTAAAACAGACGACTTTAGTTATCTTAACGATCACGGTTATAAGCAATGTAAAAATATAATAACAGAGCACGAACCAAATAGATATCAAATATTTGCGCATAAAACATTTTATTCACCTGCGCTAATATCGTTATAGTATGTCGAAAAAAATTGCGTTTATTAAATTTTGTGGTATGGCAGCAGGTGGTACTGAAAAACATTTACAGTCCATAGCTAAAATTCTTGTTAATAATTCGTACGATGTTGATTATTACTACACAACCAACTGCCCTTTTACAGACGGTCATAGACATGCCGAAAATGATCCTTTAATGCTTAAAATTTGTCAAGAAGCCGGTATTAATACAATTGAAGTTAAAGTAGGAGGACGTATCGGGGGCAGAGATGAACAACCCTGGATAGATACAGATCTTTGGGATAAATTTGACGAAAGTAAATATGATGCTATTGTTATAGGTAATAGAGGGGTTGAAGAGTACCCGTTTAATGTTATTAAAAAGACAAGAGTAATTAATATACAAAACGGTATTTATACATTCGATCAACCTAATTTTTTTAAACAAGCCTTAATAAGTCGCTGGCAGGCTAATATTTGGGTAAATAATGGAGGTGATTCAAGTAAACTTCTTGTTATACCTGTAGTAGTTGAAGTACCACCTAAAAAACCTTCTACAGTTCGCAAAAAACTTGGTATATCTGAAGATACATTTGTATACGGGTTTCATCAAAGAAATAGTGAAAGTATTTTTTCACCTTTATCGCTTGAGGCGTATAAGCAAATTGAAAACGAAAATAATTACTTTTTATTGCTTGGAGGGTCTTTAAAACATAGAGAATACGCAAGACATCTTAATATAAAAAATATTAAATTTATTGAGCATGATTCAAACTCTGAAAATATACATAACTTTTTAAGTAGTTTAAATGTCTATACACACGCCAGAAGTGATGGAGAGATTTGTTCGTTAGCTATTATTGAAGCACTATCGAATGACTTACCTGTTATTACGCATGAGGCAGGCAATATGGGACAAGTTGAACAAGTTGAAGGATGTGGATTTGTAGAAAATAATGTTAATGATTACGCTAATAGGATGAAACAACTTGAAACAGATAAAAATCTTTATAAAGAATATGTAGCTAAAGCTAATTGGAAATATAATAATTTTTATAGTTACGAAAAAGTAAAGTCGGATATTTTAAATCTTTTCTCTCAATTATAAAATGCAATTTTTAAAAAAAGAGTTTGTTGATAGTTCTTTTTATCTTTATAATAAATTTAAGAAAGAGGAACCTTTTGGTTGCGGTAAAATAGGCAATTGCGAATTAATGTGTATATACAATTACTATATGTATAAGCAAAATAATCAATCAGTTCAATGGATGCCTAATGTTGTTGATGAAATATATAACAACGCTGGTGTATTTCCCCAGACAGAGCAAGCTCGTATTGATTTTATTAAGGAAGTTACAGATAGTATTAAACATATAGACTCTCTTGCTTGGTGGTCTATGTTTAATATGTCTTTTGAAGCATCTTATATAAAAAGTTATTCACCAAATTGTGAGTTAATTGATCTTCAAAGTATTGAACCCTTTTATTCAGGATCCCCTTGGTCTGAATATCTTGAAGGTAAAAACGTTTTAGTTATTTCACCGTTTACAGAATCAATAAAGAAACAGTACGATAAAAGACATCTTATTTGGAAAGATCCTAGAATTTTACCAACATTTAATCTCTATACTCTTAAGCATCCTCATTCTCCAGGTATCGATAAACCTAGCGAATTTAATAGTTGGTTAGATATGGTTAGACATTATAAATCGTTGATGGATACTATTGACTACGATATAATGCTTGTTGGTTCTGGTGCCTCGTCCTTACCGTTGGTTGCCCATGCTAGAAAAAACGGTAAAAAAGCTATACACGTTGGAGGACCTCTACAACTTCTATTTGGTGTTAAAGGAGGAAGATGGAGTGAAGGAAATATAGGTAAACATTTTTATAATGAACATTGGATTAGTCCCTCTATTGAGGAAACACCACAAAAATATAAAAATATTGAAGGTGGTTGCTATTGGTAGTTTTTACTATAAAATTATAACGTGCGTTTAGTAAGTTTTAAAAATCTATCAATTCGTAATTTTTTGTCTGTTGGAGAAACACCTGTTGTTCTTAACTTTCAAGAAGGCATTAATGTAATTACAGGTATTAATTACGATAAAGAAGACTCTAAAAACGGTGTAGGTAAATCAACAATTATTGATGCTCTTTATTTTGCTTTGTTTGGTGCAACAATACGGGAAATTAACAAAGATCTTATTGTAAACTCTTTTACTAAGAAGACATGCGAAGTAAAGTTAGAATTACAAATTAATAATAACGGTAATACGAATATATATCAAATCGTACGTACTTTAACACCTACAAAATGCTACCTTTCTAAAGATGGAGTAGATATAACACATTCCACTCTAGCTAAAACAAATGAATTTATACAAAAACTTCTTCGATCAACGAGTAAAGTTTTTCAAAATTCTGTTATAATGACAATTAACAATACTGTACCTTTCATGGCGCAGTCAAAAATTGATAAACGTAAATTTATTGAAAGTGTTTTAAACCTTGAGGCATTCTCTGATATGCTTTCTTTAACTCGGGAGGAGTATAACACTGTTAAGAGAGATTACGAAGTACTGTTTGCAAGCAATCAAGCTGTTGAAAAGAGTTATAAAACAAGTAAGCAACAATTAGAACATTTTGAAGAAACAAAAAAGAGTAAAATTAATTCAATAAACACAAAGATTGAAGATAATAAAGTAAAGATTGATAATTTAAATTTACAAATAGTATCGTTACCTGATAATGTAGATGAGCTTATAGAAACAAAAGCAGCTTCTCTTAAAGAAGAATATACCGATATACAAGCTAAGTGTAAGGAAGCTTTTAAAAAAGTTACAGAAGTTCAAACCGGTATTCGCTTGCTAAAGAAGCAACTTAATGATATTGAGGAAGTAGGTGCTCTATGTACAACATGTAAGCGTCCTTTTCCTGAAGACGATTTAAAGCATAAAGAAGAAAATAAAAAGAAAATTAATAAAGAATTAAAAAATTTACAAAAAGAAGAAGCATTAGCCGTAGAAGCAGTTAGTATTGTTAATAAACTTGAAACAACAAAAGATAATGAAATCACTGAAATTAATAATAAAAAGAATAAAGTTAATACTATTAAGACAGATAACAATAATATACGAACGAGGGTACTTTTTTTAACAGAAAGTATCGACGAACTTATTAAAGATCAGCAGATTATTAATGAGGAAACAAATACTGTTCTAGAACAAACAGTAAATGAGCTTGAAGTAGAATTTAATAATAATAAAACTCAAGTCGACGATTTAGATAAAAAATTATCAGTACTAGAGTGTGTTAAATTTGTTGTATCAGAAGAAGGGGTAAAATCCTATATTGTTAAAAAAGTATTAACAGTTCTTAATTCTAGACTTGCTTATTATCTTGAAGTTTTACAAGCTAATTGTCTATGTCAATTTAATGAGTTCTTTGACGAAACAATTACCGATGAAAAAGGTACCGTAAAATCGTATTTTAATTTTTCCGGAGGTGAACGTAAACGTATTGATCTTGCATGCTTATTTGCTTTTCTTGATATTCGTCGTATGCAAGGAGATGTACATTTTAGTACAATTTTTTATGACGAATTACTTGATTCATCTCTAGATGATAAAGGAGTTGAACTTGTACTTGATGTGCTTCGAGAGAGAGCAGAAAAGCATCAAGAAAATTGTTATATAATAACTCATCGAGGTACTGCATTAACAACTAAGGTTGATAATACAATTTTCCTGGAAAAAAGAAATAACTTTACTTATATATTGTAACATTATGTCATCTATTATAACTAACTACTCAGGCATACAACATAACGTTGGTGCCCCGATAGGCCTCCCCCCAGGAATACCGCATTCCTGTCAAGTATTACCTGCAAGAGGAAATTTTGAATTACCTCCCCCTGAAATTCCTGGTCAAGGACTACCTAGAGTTGTAAACTATTTAGCAGATTACGGAGGTTGTAGCTGGTATCGTTGTATGGCTCCTAATCTAATGCTTAATTTGTACAATAAGGCTGTAGCTATTGAACTAACAACAATGGTATTGGATCCAAGATTTTATGCAGGTATAAAGGCTGTTAAGATTCAACGACAAGCAACCCCCGTACAAAGAGAGTTTGTTAAATTCCTTAAAGAGCTTTCTAAGCAGGCTGATTTTAAGTTAATTTACGAAATTGATGATATTGTGTTTAGAGAAGATATTCCCGATTTTAATCGTAATAAAGACGCATTTACGTCTGATGAAATTCGCGGAAGTATTTTAGATATTATGAATATGTGTGACGAGGTTACTGTTACATGCGATTTCATGAGAGATTACTTTATTGAAAAGACAGGTAATAAGAATACTACTGTTATACCAAATTATCTTCTTAAGTGGTGGTTTGACCGTCATTATAATCTTCAAAATCTTATTAAGGGATATGATAAGAATAAGAAGCGTCCTGTTATATCAATTTTTGCTTCTGGTACTCATGTTGATGTTACAAATAGAACAAATCAAAATGATGATTTCTCCGCCGTTGTTGACGCTGTTATCAAGACAAGAAAAATGTTTAAATGGCAGTTCTACGGTTGCTACCCTCTACCTCTTAAGCCGTTTATTGATTCCGGTGAAATTATCTTTAGAGAGTGGGCTCAACTTCCTGATTTTCCTGGTGTTATGGCAAACTCTGGTTCCCAGCTTACCTTTGCTGCTTTACAGGATAACAACTTTAACCGCGCTAAAAGTAATATTAAGCTTATTGAAGCTGGTGCTATGGGGTTACCTTGTATTTGTCCTGATATGGTTACATATAAAGATGCTATGCTCAAATACAAAACTGGTGATGAGTTTATTGATCAAATTAAGTATGCTCTCAAAGATCAAGATAAGTACACTAAACTTTGTAAGAGGTCTAGAGAGTATGCTGAAAGATTCTGGCTTGAAGATGAAAGAAATCTTAACAAGCATCTTGAAGCATATACAACACCTTTCGGTTCTCCAGATAGAAAGTACCTCAAGGAATGTAATCCTTAATTTTTATCTTGATAAAAAGAATCGAACATATAGTATATAGTAGTGTATAGAAACGCTACCTATAACCCTAAAGAAGGAATTGTATATCTTCGTACTTGGACAGAAGACGGAGACCGTATAGATACTGAAGTACCGTTTACACCTTTTCTTTATACAGAAAATGATAAAGCAGGAGATGGAACTTCAATTTTTAAGACATCTCTTAAAAAGCATTATTTTAGAAACTCTTTTGAACGCAATAAGTTCGTAAACGAAACAAAGAATACACGTCTTTTTGGTAATTTACCGGTCGATCAGCAATTCCTTATCGAAACATTCAAGGAGGATGTGCATAAAGAAGAGTTTAGTAAGTTTCCGTTAAAGGTTTATTTTATTGATATTGAAACTTACTCACCAAATGAGTTTCCTATTCCTGCTAAAGCTAAAGATCCTGTAACTCTTATTACAATTCTTGATACTATTAGCGGTAAGATTCATACCTGGGGTTTAAAAAACGATTATAAACCGAAACTACCTAACGTAACATATTACAAATGTGATTGCGAAGAAGATCTCTTTGAGAAATTTGTAAATTTCTGGAAAAAAGACCCTCCAGATATTTTAACAGGATGGAATACAGAGATGTTCGATATTCCTTACATTATTAATCGTGCTAAAAATTTATTAGGAGATGAGTTTATTAAACAACTTTCCCCGGTAAGAGAAATTAACTATCGAGAAAACTTTTCTAAGTTTGGTAAAGACGTAGGTCGTTGGTATATCTCAGGTATTAGTTGCTTGGACTACATGGAGATTTATAAAACATACTCTAAGGGAGACAGAGAGTCGTTTTCCCTTAACTATATTGCTGAGTATGAACTTAATGAAGGTAAACTTGCTATTAACGCTACTAACCTTTCCACTCTAGCTGATACAGACTGGGAAAACTTTGTTGATTATAACATTCAGGATGTAGATCTGCTTCGTAAGCTTGAAGATAAGCTTAACTACCTTAAAATTATTCGTCTCCTTGCTTATAAAGGATGTACTAATTTTGAAAGAGCTTTAGGTAAGGTATCTATTGTTACAGGTGCAATGTCTCTGCAAGCTCGTAAACAAGGCTTTGTTATTCCTACGTTTAAAAACGAAACAATAAGAGAAGCGCTTGAGGGAGGCTACGTGCGAGAGCCTGAACGTGGACTCAAAGAAGCTATAGTAAGCTTTGACGTTAACTCTCTATACCCTAATACAATTATAACGCTGAATATTTCACCGGAAACAAAGCTAGGTAAGATTGTAACAGGTGATATTGAAACTGATAAAGAGATTGGTATTAAGCTTGTTAATGGTGGATCGTTTACACTTACCGTCGATAAACTGAAAAAGTTTCTTAAAGACGAAAATGTATCTTTATCTAAAGCAGGTGTACTATACTCACAAAAATTTAAAGGGGTTTGTCCTAACTTGATTAATAGTATTTACGATGAGCGTGTCTATGCGCGTAAAAAGATGATCGAGCTTAAAAAGACTAAGAAAGAAGATAAAGAAACAACTGACTCAATTCAATACTTTGATACCCTTCAATATACGCTGAAGATTCTTTTGAACTCTATCTACGGTACGTTTGCTAATAAGCATTCTGCCTTTATGGATATCGATAATGCCTCTTCTATTACCTTAACAGGTCAAGCTGTTGCTAAGGCCGGCGGTAATATTATTAATCAATTTGCTAAAGATACGTTTAAAGTAAATGAGTCATTGATTCTAAGCGGTGATACTGATTCCCTTTATATTACTATACAGCCTATTTTAGATAAGCTAGGAGTTAAACTTGCTGAAGATTGTATTATTAATCCTAAAGTTCATACTATTGTAGATGCTATTGATAAACATTTAGGAGAAAAGATTCTAGATTGGGCTCGAGAAGACTTAAACTCTGCTGACCCTCGATTTGTGTTTAAGCGTGAAGCTATTGCTGATGTAGGTTCCTTCTTAATGAAAAAGCGTTATATTCTTCGTATTCTAGATGAAGAAGGTGTACCGATGAAGAAGTTTAAGTACGTCGGGGTAGAGCTTGCTAGATCAACAACACCGAAACCTGTAAAAGCAATTATACAAAAAACTATTGAGACTGCCTTCCTCACTAAAGACGTTAAAAAGACAAACGAAGTATTTAGAGAAGCATATGATCTTTTTAAGAATCTTAGTATATCAGAAGCTTCGTTTAGAAAGGCTGTTAAGGAACCTGACAAGTATACAGCCGGTGCGTCTTTAAACAAATTTAATAAAGGAACACCCTGTCACGTAAAAGCAGCCCTCGCGTATAATTTTCTTTTAGAAAAACTCAATCTTACAAAGAAATACGAATCAATCAAATCAGGACAGAAGGTAAAGTTCTTTTACGCATCAAAAAATCCGTATAGTTTAGATGCTATTGCTTTTAGTGGAGATTATCCAAAAGAATTTGGTAATATAAAAATTGATTACGATAAGATGTTCGGTAAGATTGTAGCTCCACCTATTGAAGCTGTTTATGATGCTATCGGTTGGCATCTACCTATCATTGGTAAAGAAGTACAAACTGATTTATTTGATTTATTTTCTTGATTTCTTTAAAGAAGATACCATAATATAAAACATATGAGTAATTTACAGACACGTTTAAAAGAAGAAACGGCAGAACTTCATAGAGCTTCTGAGCAACATCCGTTAATGCAATCCTTTGTAGATGGTTCCTTTAAGAAGGAACATTTACTAGAATTGCTTGTTAATCTTCTACCAGTCTATCAGGTAGTTGAACAACGACTTCTTCAAAAAGAAATTTTAGAAAATAACGATTTAAAGAGAAGTACTTTTATACAGAAAGATATTGACAAGCTTATTGCTGATACTAACTATACAAAGAGCACGATTAAGACGGTAACTCGTGCCTGGCTTGCAAATTCTTGGACAAAGAGTGAAGAGCTTCTTAAGGCGGATTTTTATCTTAGGTGGTTAGCTGATTTCTACGGAGGTAGAATTCTCGCTAAGTCTCAAGCCCCTTATAATGAAACTTATCAATCTAAGGACCCTATGGCTGTTATTACTACTGTTAGATATCTTCTTGATAAAGATACACCCGATTCTTTAAATGATAACATTGTTTTTGAAACAAAAGCTTTCTTTCAGTTTCATATAGATTTGTTTGAAGAGATATGGACAAGCTAAGAGAATTTTTTGATCTTTTAACACAAGATTTTACAGACGCTTTTGGATATCCAGATCGTCCTACTCTTTACGAGGGTCAGTATAATACTGATATAATTTGGCAAAATAATATCTATACAAGTCCTATTTTTAGACATGTACATTTAGAATATTATAAAACTAAAAGAATAGGGGTAGTACACGCTAATATTTTTCCTAATGCTACTATTGATATACCTATATTAGGTTTAGACTTTATTGAAATCGGTAATAAAATTACAGGTTTCTTTTTTGATCTTACACCTATTAATGCTAATCAGATTCTTCAAAAGAACTTACTTCAGTTAAAAAATACTATAAAGTCCCCAGAAAGGAAACTTCCTGAATGGGCAAATTTCTTTGGAGAAAACTTTATTTGTGTATCTCCACAAGAAGAAGAAATAGATTTTTTACAGTGTAATTCTAGAGCAATAACAAAAGAGTTTTTAAAATATTCAGAATCTTTTAAAGAAAGATACAAAACAAATATAGAAAAACAGAATAGTTATTGTATAGGTCAGAAGAAAAACGACAAAACGTTTAAAGCTTTAGCGGTAGATGTTGGAGAAGAAAATGCTAAGCATTTTTTAAACAACTATGTATTTCCTGAATTGTCCTGAATTTTTATTTCTTTAACGTATAAGCTTATAATTTCAGCGCCTTTATATTTTAAATAATTTTCAGATTTTACTTTAAAATGTTCAATAGCTTTGTGAACACAGTTTTCTTTTATAGCAGCAGCTGTACTCCAGATATAAACAGGTCCTACTTTTACTACGTATATTCTTTTTTTATATACAATATACTTGACATTTCTTATATTTGACATTATTATATTCAATATTTATGCTTATTAGTCACGAAACACCTATTAGCCTTCTTACTACATCAAGAGGGTATAACGATTACGATTATTGCTTAGTACATCTTCTACCAATTCATACTGATTATTATAATTTTTATAAAGAGTCTGTCGAAATGGGCAGACATGTACTTCTTGATAATAGTATTTTTGAGTTAGGAGAGGCTTATGACTCAAAGGAGTACGCTCATTGGATTAAAGATCTACGTCCTACAGAGTATATTATACCTGATGTTTTAGAGGATTCTAAAGGCACTATTGAGAGCTTTAAAAAATTTACAAATGAATATACAAATCTTCCTGGAAAAAAGATAGGTGTTATACAGGGCAAGACGTATGAAGAAATAGTAGATTGTTATAACTATATTGCTCCTCGTGTTGATAAAATAGCAATTTCATTTGATTATTCGTTTTATCTTAACGAATGGAATTCTATAGATACTTTTGAAAAGGAAATTGAACCTGTACCTAGATGGGTACATTGGATGGGATTTAATAACTGGGTAAGATATACTCTGGGCAGAGTAGCTTTACTAACCCGTCTTTATAATGATGGTGTTTTAATGAGTAAAAAACCACATCATCTACTAGGTTGTGCTACTCCGTGGGAATTTAAATTGTATAATAATACTCAATTTAAAAATTCTATTAGTACTATAGATACGTCAAACCCTATTGTAAGTGCTATTCTCGGTAAAAGATACAACCCTGTTTATGGATTGAGTGAAAAATGGTCTGTTAAACTTGTTGAATTTATTAATCATAATCTTAACTACGAACAGCTAGAATTAGCTTTTTATAATACATCTCTCTTTAAGAAATTTTGCCAATGAGACCCTGGGTAGCTTTCTTTAGTCAATCAGGAACAGAGATATATAATATATCTGAAAAACTAGGTAGGTATCCTGATTTTATTGTTACGAACAAACAAGAGTTAGAAGGTGTAAATCCACTATTGCTTAGTTCTGCTGGAGAAAGAATATTTGAAGTAAATAAACAAACTACACTAGGAGAGTATCTGCATAATATACCGTTTAATTCTTTTGTAACTCTTCACGGGTGGCTTAGAATTGTACCAGCAGAAGTATGTGAAAAGTACGAAATATATAATTTACATCCTGCTAACCTACTTCTTCACCCTCACCTTAAAGGAAAAGATCCTCAGAAGCGTGCTGCAGCAGAACGTTTAAAGTGGTCAGGTAATACAATACACCGTTGTACAGCTGAGCTTGATGGAGGAGAAATTAAAGAGTATAGTACTGTTCTTATAGAAGATATGACAGAATCAGAAGTTATAGAAAAATTACATAAAGATGCTACGGATTTATGGTTTACTTTTTTGAAAAAGCATTTAGTATATAATACATGAAAATAGCTATTTCAGGAGCTCATAGTCAAGGTAAGACTACTCTTGTAAAGTATTTACAAGATATAAATGTACTTACTGATTTTAAGTTTAAAACTTCTTTAACAAGAGGTATGCAGAAAGCGGGGTATGATATTAACGAAGACGGGGATGAAGTAACTCAACTTGCAATTATGACTAAGCATCTTCAACGTCTTAACGAAAAAGGTGATACGATTTATGATCGTTGTGCTTTAGACGGTTATGCTTATTCAATGGCTTTAATAAAAGATATTAAAGTATTAGATATTATTAGAGATTTATTTTTGGTAATGATTGATAGATATGATATTATTTTTTATGTTGAACCGGAATTACCTCTTATAGAGGATGGTCAACGAACAGTTAATAAAGATTTTTTTGATAGTGTAGTGCAATCTTTTGATTGTATTATTAAATCATATGCAATACCTGTTGTAAGGCTTAGTGGTTCTGTTGAAGAACGTGCTAGACAATTCTTTGTAGCTTTACAAGATAAAGAGGTAGAAATACACAACAACGATTTTTACGAATTATGAGTACAACTAACATGAATGACATTGCATCGAAGTCTT